GGACCTATTGGGTTAGCATCTACGGTTACAGGACCTACTGGACCTATTGGGTTAGCATCTACGGTTACAGGACCTACTGGACCTATTGGGTTAGCATCCACAGTTACAGGCCCAACGGGACCTATTGGGTTAGCGTCTACGGTTACAGGACCCACAGGTTCAGCATCCACAGTTACAGGCCCTACAGGAAATACAGGACCGACCGGTTCAGCATCCACAGTTACAGGCCCTACAGGAAATACAGGATATACAGGATATACGGGTCCTACTGGACCATTGCCGACATCTATTACTACAAGTGTAATTTCTACAACATCATTAACCGTTGGAACATCTGGTACATTTTATAACTTAACGAATTCTGGAATTACTATATTGACATTACCTAGCGGAACACCAAGTGAAGGAACATTTTGGGTATTGCGAAACAATACATCATCATATATTACAATTACATCAATTACAAATACATCTACTGGTATAACAGTACCGCTTGTAATACCTCCATCAAATAGTGTTACATTAGTGTGGACAAACGTTCCAGCGACCCCAACATATATCTTGTTTTAAATTAATGGCACAATTAGGTGTTGTGTCGTCTGCATCTAAAAATATATGGACATTCGACCCCAGAACTGTATCTGGGTGTTGTTTATGGTTAGATGGAGCCGACTCTAAAACATTATTTTCAAATTCAGCCGGAACAACTCTCGCAAGTATTGGTAATAATGTTCTTTATTGGAAAGATAAAAGTTTAACAGCCAATAATGCAACACTTTCATCATCTTTTACATTAACACTAACCGGAGCGTCAGGTAATGGATCTACTGTAACATATACATATAACAATACTAACACATATGCAATTGGAATATATATTGGAAATACAATTACTGTAACTGGCGCAAGTCCATATAATGTAACAAATGCGGTAATTACAGGATTTACTACTACAACAATTACAATTTCAAGTTCAACAACTGGAACTGCTACTTTATCAAGTCCTACATTGACTGTTAATTTAACATCATCAAATGGTCCTACATATTTGTCTGGCGGAGGATTGGGATTTAATGGTTCGCAATATTTATCATTGACTCCGGCATCATTACCAAATGGAAGTTCAAACAGAACATATTTTGTTGTAGCGAATACATCTTCTTCATCTAAACAAACAATATTGTCGCATGGCGCGTATAGTGGTGGAAATGGTATTTATATTCAATACAATCAAACAGCTAATACTGGTGGATTTTATGTTACAAACTTACTGCCTTATGCATATAGTAATATATTAACACCTTCAAACTACAATATTATATGCGGAATGATTAATAATTATGAGGTAAATGCATTTGCAAATGGAACTGCGTTTGCAGTAAACAATTTAGATTTAGAATATAACGCATATGGATATGGATTATATAATATAGGTACTGCATATGCATGTATTGGAACTGACCCATCAAATACTGTAGCTCTTACTGGAAATATTCTTGAAATATTAGTTTATAATAGAACAGTATTAACCGCAGAACGTTTACAAATAGAAGGATATCTGGCTCAAAAATGGGGATTTTCAACTGGTTTACCATCAACACATCCATTTAAGCTTTCTAAACCATTATCTCGCGGATTTGTGCCTACGGATGTTGATACGTGTATTTTATGGCTTGATGCTGCGGATTCAAATACACTTTCATTTACTGGGTCTTATGTCACTGGATTGTATGATAAAAGCGGACAAGGAAATAATGCATTCAACAGCTCAAGCACATTAACATATACTAACACGATTAATAACTTAGGAGTAGTAACTACTGGGACATCAGTGTCAACTCCTAATATTTCTTTAAATCCGTATAATGCTACATATTTCGTCGTATTCCGTATAACAGTGAATTATAGTACTTCATGCCGCCCTTTAAACATATTTACTTCATCAGGCGCTATAGTTACATTCATTGGAACTACTGGTGGTAGTACTACATCTTCCTCTGCGCAGTTTTTTATGGAGTTAAACGAAAGCGCATATATTGGCGGTAATGATTTTATTACCGGAATAGGGACTGGAAATAACACATATTTGACAAATGTTCCTATTGTAAGCTGTATTCAGCGTGCTGGCTCTGTCTTTTCAGCAAGCACAAATGGTGGATGGATATCTTCAAATACTACTCCAATAAATACACCACCGTTAGCTAATTCTGGAGGATACTATTTCACAATAGGAGGTGGGTCAAATTATGACATTGCGGAAGTAATAATTTACAATTCAGCGATTACACAAAATGAACGCCAAAAAATTGAAGGATATTTGATCTGGAAATGGGGACAACAGCGAAGCACAAATCTTTCCACCGCATTTACTTCATCACATCCCTATTACAATTTTCCTCCATCGTCAGAAACATTGTTACAGCCAACAAATATTGAATACAAGACTGTATTTTCCCCAGCCGATTTACAACCGCTTGTATGGTTAGACGCACAGGATTCTTCAACATATACAACTTCTTCAAATCGTCTAACGAGCTGGATTAGTAAAGGAGTTGGAGCATCCGCGACCGCTACTGTAACAACAGTTACACCTTCATCTCCGTCAAGCGGATATGTAACATATACTCTCAGCAATAGTGCTTCCTACGGACAGCCAACGTCTGGATTTGTCGTTGGACAGCCTGTAATAATTACGGGAATAAGTCCATCTGGTTATAATGTATATGGCCTTCCAATTTATTCAACAACCGGAACTACAATAACTATAGCGAACTCTACAACAGGAACAGCTACATTGACTAGCGCAACAGCTGTAACTCCATTAGCATTTACCCCGCCGTCAGGAATTTCCGGACCGCTTGTAACAACTTCAGGAATAGGTTCTGGAACCGGATTGACGATTATGGACTTTTCAAATGGAGGAGTATTTCAAATTACTGCCGGAGTAGTTTCAACCGCAACAACACTAACACTTACAACAAAAATTGCTCATGGAATTCCAGTAGGTGGGGTTATTCTTCTAAACTTGGTAAATACAACATTTGCTGGCGGATATTCAACATCTCCAATATTAAATGGAATTTATACAACACAAAGCGGAACAACTGGATCAACTGTTGTTATAACCATTCCACCTTCTCCAAATGGAACAATGGTAATTTTTTATGGATATTTAGAATATGGAGTTCTTCCGATAATTAGATCATCAGTTAGTAATTCATATGGAACATTTAATGCGATTTGTGCAACTCCACACGGGCTTACGGCATCATCTAGTGTAATAGGAATTAATAATGATAATTACTCATATTCAGATGGCGCTGCATTATCCGCAGCAGTTTTTGTAAATTCAAGAACAAATACATATACAGTTCAAACAACCCCCACTTCTAGTACATTTACAACCACATTATCTACAACTTCATCAAATATTCAATCAATTACTCAAAATACTGGAATAAGTTTAGGGTCAATTTCAGCAATTGCGTTTTCATCACCAAATGTTACAGTTACAGTGTCATCAACGTCAGGACTTTACATTGGATTTTCTGTTACAATATCTGGAAGCACATACAACAACGGAACATTCATTGTAACATCTGTACCATCCGGAACAACATTTACAATCTTAAACTCCGCTGGGGCCGCGGAAACACCTGCAAGTGCGACTGCTACATATTCATATACATCGTGTGTATTGGCACCTGGGTCGGGGTTTTCCGCTTCAAACTACAGCATGACCATATCAGGAGCAACAAATACAAGCAATAATGGATTATTTTATATTGCAAACGCAAATGGCACTACTATGAAATATTATAATCCTAACGGTGTATCCCAAGCATCTCCAGCTGGTTCTGCGCTAACAGGAATCGCTAATGGAAATATAGGAACTACTACAATTTTTGCAGGGTATGTCGCATCACCCGGAACAACGTTATATTTGTACGCACCTGGATATAATTTAAATTATAGTATAGGGCGTGTAGCATATTTGAACATTACTGGAACATTTAATGGTGGAACAACAATTTCATTGAATGGATATTACTTAATTCAATCCGGAACAAGCGGATCTGTTATAGTGTTTACAATTCCATCAAGCCCTACAGGGGTATTAACAATTTCAAATGGATATATTGATATTTTATCATCCCAAATTGTATCCGCATCAATACCTACAACTTCAACAACTGTTTCAGCTTTAACTGCGTCAAGCCCTGTTTCCGGTTATGTTACATATACTGTGTCATCTGTTAGCGGGTTTGTTGTTGGAGCGACTGTGACAATTACCGGAATTACACCGTCTGGTTATAATGTAACCGGCGCAAAAATCGTATATGTGGGTTCTAATACAATTACAGTTGCGAATTCAACAACTGGTGGAGCGTCATTTAGTTCCGCTACGGCAACTCTTACAGGAAATACATTAAGTATAACAACAGGATACGGGTCTACTGCAGTTGCTCATAATGTTTCAACATATGATTATCTATATATAAATTTTGGAGGAAGTTCTAAATTATCAGATGGAACAACAAACGCAAATACTTTGAATGGTGTATATCAGCTAGCATCAGCGCCATCTTCTTCAACAATGATTTTAGTATTATCAACTACATATGTAACAGGGTCTTTAACAAGTTTATCGTCATCTGATATAGTACAATTTAGACCAGATAGTTACGCGATGTATCCTTTAAATGGATACGCCCTTGAAAGCGTTTCAAATACCGCGAATCCAATATTATCACCATCATCATTATTTACTGGAATTTTTGTAACACACTATCCAAATTTAATTATAACATTACCTCCGTCTAGGGCTTCAAATTTAGGTTCTGGCGCACAATCAAAAATATTAGCTGGAGCATATTCGGCCGGAGGATATGGTGGTGGAGATACAACATCTGGTGGAAGAGATTTTTCAATACAAATGGCAAATTATGCCGGTCCGGCATCTCGATATGGTATTAAACACAATAATACTGCTCTACAGGTAACAACTTATTACAACAATGGTATTCAATACGCATCAAGCACCTCAACAAATACGGGATTTCAAATTACAACATTCGAGTTTAATATGACTGGTTCAGCTATCGGAGATGTTCCAGCAAATACACAAGCAATCGCAGTTGGTGGATGGAGATATTCAAATTTTTCATCTGCAACAAGTAATATTGCAACAAATTCATCACAAACAAATACATTGCTAAGCATAAGTCATCTTCGCATAGGAGCAGATACAATTGCTACATCAACATATTCATCATATCCATTGAATGGATACTTCTATGAAGGTCAGATTGGTGATATATTATTTTTTAGCGGAACACTTACACTCGATCAAAGACAACTATTAGAAGGGTGGATTGCGGACAAATACGGATGTCGTGCGCTGTTGGGAGGTGCAAGTATTACTTCTGGAAATTCATTTATTCATCCGTATAATTTGAACACTGTAGCCCCGCTATATAATTCTGTATCGGATTCAAATTTATATATTCAGGGATTAGCAGCGTGGTTTGATGCCGCGAATTCTTCTACAATTGGATTTTCGTCCGGCTCACTTGTGAACTTATGGGCATCGGCTGGCGGATTCGTGTCCGGATTGGCTTTAACGCAGTCAAATACATCGTATCAACCCACATTAACACAAAACTTGTTGAATGGATTACCCGGAATAGTATATACCATAACTACATCTCCTTCAACTTACGGAAATTATTTATATTCGTCAACCAGTTATAATTTCAATCAGTTCGCAACAATATCATCGAATACAGAATTTACAATATTTATAGTTGCAAATAGGACTCAATCATCTTCTACTACCGGATTCATATTTAATATTAGTAGCGGTGGAAATACACACTTTGGAGTTAATTCAAATCTTTTTGGTTATGTATATCTCGGAAACAACTCAACAAATCAGTCTACAAATTTTAATGTACAATTAGCACTTAATACTCCAACAATTTTAACAACATCAAGGCGTGGTCTTACGAATATTAGCCGTACGAATGGAACTGATAATGGAAGTACAACAAATTCTTCAAACCTTCAATTGTCTGGCACTGTTTCAAATATATGTGCCGGAGCGTATTCAAATGCGGACCCGTATTTGGGTGAGTTATTTGGAGGAAATTTGCACGAGATTATAGTTTTTCGATATGCTCTGACCGACCAACAAATTCAATATATTGAAGGATATTTGGGGTGGAAGTGGGGATTACAGAATACATTAGGGCTAATAGCGAGTCCATTGAATATTCCAAGCTGTATATTATGGTTGGATGGAAATGATTATTCTACTTTTTCATTTAGTGGTTCAAAAGTAACTCAGTGGAACGACAAATCTGGAAGCAGTAATCATGTGTATACAAATTCTGGAACTCCAACATATGGAAGTGGAGTATATTTAAGTCAAGCAAATAATGGAGTTATGCAATCTTCAACATACATAAATGTAACGGCAAATACAACCCTATTCGTAGTTGTGGGACTGCGAGTAAAAACTAGTTATGCATATATCATATCATTTAGTGATATAACTGGTAGTGATTATTCTGTTCGATGTGTTAACGCAGTATTGTCCGGAACACCTGCAAGTAGTGGAAATTCAAATGATTTTGGAAATGGCAACTATTATGTGAATGGATCATTTAATCCAAATTATGGCTCCGGCACATATTTAACTACTGCGATTATAGATGCAATTAATTCCGGAGGTAGCACTGGAAGTTCTAGAATACAACTTTCAACAAAGTATATTTCAAGAAATATGACTGGAACAATTAACGAAGTTATTTTATTCAGCAATAAATTGACAAACTATCAACATATGCAAGTAGAAGCATATTTAGGGTTTAAATGGGGAATTACACTTGTAAACCAACCAGTTAGCACTCATCCATATTTCAAAACAAGACCTTAATCTTTTGTAACGTTCAGCCCAAGCGTGTTTATATCTGCTAAGAAAAAGTTAAATGTAACTCCAAGAACTTGATTATTAAGTGTAGAAATACATTCAGCGAGTGTGCTTCCCAATAAATATTGGGCATATTCATAAAATTGACGTGATTGCCCGTCTAAACAAACAGATGGAGGATTCAGTTGTAATGAAAATACAACCCAATTTGAAGGAAACCCTTGCGCTGCCCAACTTATAAGTTGATTCTTCAATACATTAGGATCAGGCTGATATACCGCTTGTAACGCGGATAAATTAGTAATTTGTTGCTGAGAAATAGCCTCTTGTGTAGAAGTTAATTCATCAATTGTGATAATATATGTCCCCGTAGTCCCTGTAGCTCCTGTAGGTCCGGCATCGCTTCCTGTAGGCCCTATAGAATCCATTTGAATTATAATTATAATGGAAATCAATTTAAATTTGATTTTTATAGGATTGTTGTCTATACCATTTTTATACCTTGGATATTTGTATTTTACGATACCTGCGCCGATAATACCTGAGAAACCGCGTGCGTTGTGGGGTGAGCAGGTTGGTAAAACAAAACAAATCCAATCTAAAAATGGAGATGCGTCATTATACACGGAAACATCGCGGAGAAAGGCTATTATTCAGTCCGGACGATTACAAAAATCAAATTTGAAGGAATCAAGAACAACAACAGGGACATCAACTGGGGCGTATGAAACATTTTTTCTAACCGCAATATGTCCTCTATTGTGTATCAATCCGTGTCCTGTATTGCCTGAACAAATATTTGAAGGTGGTGGTATTGATGATGATTTTTGCCCAATTTTGGATGGTGATGAAGATACGATTGTGTATTATGATGGAGGAAACATAGATACTACTGTTTGTAAGGTATAAAATAATGGCTTGTCCACCGCCGGCTTGTCCGCCTACAAATGTAAAATTTCAATTAAGAAGAGCGATTGCTTCGGATTGGACAACAAAGAATCCAATACTTCGACCAGGAGAACCGGGGGTTGAAAGTGATACAGGTCAGATGAAAATAGGAAATGAATCTTGCGATACATGGAATAATTTACCATATGTTGGTTCAGCAGACATAAATGCTCTCAGAAATCTAGCACTAAACGCGTTTATTTGGGATGCATCTGTATCCGCAGTTTATGACCAAGGCAATAAGCAAGTAAATGTTTATACAACGCTATATGGAAATTCATCATACTACGATTTGACATATACATGCTCACCGTCATCCATAAGTACAACAACCGCTAAATTCATAAACAATAATAGCATTATTTACAATAACTTATCGCCAACTCCTGCCCCATCAACTACTGGACACAATGTAGTATTAAAAACTATTCCAATAAATTCATTAGTTACAGGAACAAATACGATTACAGTAAACATATCAACACAAAATGCTGGTGGAATTGGAAATTATAGTGTAAAAACAGTTTCAACGACAGTTTATTTTAGCGCATATGATTCTATGGGATATCCGCTTATAACATTATCAAGTTCCAATCCATCATTCACAAACACAAATACAGTGTATATTAGCGGTATAGAATACTATTCAAATGGAAGTATTATTAATTTTCCAACCGGAAGTCTTTCATTTAATAACATTTATAATATAATTCCATACTCGAGTTTACCATATAATTTTCTTACAATTAATGATGAATCCGGAAGTTCAACGATTTTAGAAAATACGAGCAAGTTATATTATTCATCAAGTAGTCCATTCCCCGCTAGTAGTGGAACGAATGTTACGTATTATAACACACAATTCAGTTACACGTTGAATGGCGACCAATATAGTCAAACGGATAATTTGACATTCAGTTTGGTAAATGCGAAAGGATTGTCCAGAAGTTATAATGAATATAACATAGGATATATTGGAACAAATTGGGAAGCGTCGTATGAAACAAATATTCCACTGAATCAAACAATTTCGGGAGTAAGCGCAATTACTAGAATTTCTATTTCTAATTTAGAATCGTCACAACCTCAAACACCGTCTATTCCGCATTTAGTATCATTTAATCCGGCTAGTATAACGAATTATGATTGTTTTTATTTGCCGTACTACCAACAATTTTATGCTGATACAGATTTAACAAGTTTATTGTCTGGAATTACGTTGCCTTCGCAAACTATAGCATCAAATTCTGGTGTTCGATATTTAACGTTACAATTAACAAACAGCGCTGTATTACAGTCTTTTACTGTGTTATTGGGGAATTCCAATAGGTCTCCTACAGTTCACTCATTGCATGTTCAATGGCACGATTCTGTTCGTAATACATATTATGGATGGTATGACGCAAGTGTGGCGTATACAAATTCTGGAGGATGTCAAAATGGTGTATCAGGAAATTCTTACGCGTTTCAAATTAGTATAAATGTTGCGGACCAGACAACATATAATTTATCCTCTGGGGCAAGTGGTGGAAATATTTGGATAAATGTAGGATTTTCGGGTAGTATTAATATAAACGATATTAATGTTGTTTAATAGATAGATATGTCGGCAGAACAATTATCTGAATTAGATTACGTCTTTAAACGAGACGCTGCTGGGAAAGTAAAGACAGATGCCGTATCATCATTACAAACAGTTTCCGCTGCGAATGAAGCGTATCCAATAGTTCCGATTGTTTCAAGCCAGAATATTTGGATGCAGGGAAGTATTCTTAAAACTGGAAAATCAAATTCTTTAACGGCTGGAATTGTTAGATATATATTTGAACCGATGACATCAATCCATACTACAGATTTAACTTCATTAAAAGGAATATCATGGAATTCTGGATATACAAATTGGGTAAATCCGAGTTTTAACTTAGATTTTGTTCCGCAATTTTATGCGGCACCACTAGGAACTTCTGGAACCCCTTCTACAAATTCAGCGTTTATTCCGGTTGGTAATACGAGCGTATGTCCGTTTGTATTTGATTATGGAAGCGGTATATTGACTTTTTTATCATCAACTCCGTCATTAAGTGTTGATTTAACAAATACAGATAGTAATGCGTTGTGGATTTCTGGATATGTATATCAAGGCACATTTTTATCAGATGTAATATCCGGACCAACTGCTCCAACATATTATTCTGAATTTCAAATATCATTTTCCGAAATTCCTCCTGAAAATTCGTTCATTAACTCGCTAAATGTCGGTTCTGGATTAGCGTATAGCCCCAATGAAACCGCCATATTGACAAACTTAAGTGACCCATCAACTAGATTTGAAGCGATAGTAAGTAGCTATAATTCAGTTACTGGAGCAATTTCGTTGGTGTCCATAACCAATGTGTTGGGGACATCATATCATCTAAATCAAAATTTTTCAATTAATCTGGCCGGACAACGCGGTATAAAATGGTATTCTTATAATACAGGTCCTACAGGTACATATTCAACAACAGGACGTATTGGTGATTTTTATATTGATAAAACAACAGGTTACGTATATCACAGAATAAGTTAGATTTACAAATTAAAAAATTGTAAAATATACAAAGATGTCTTGGGAGTTCACTGGAATTGTATTACAGGGTTCAACCGGAACTACAGGACCTACCGGTGTAACTGGTTACACAGGATATACCGGTTATACTGGATATTCCGGTCCAACTGGACAACAGGGGCAATCATTTATGACATTAACATCATATGGAAATAATTGTTCTGTAACAACTCCAACTTCGGTTGTTTATTTTACTGGCGCCGGTGGCGGATCTGGCGATTATTTTACAAGCGAGTCTCACAATTTAGATACGGAAGGGTTATATTTCCAATTTGAAATGACTAAACCATCGAATGCAGGCGATCAAATATATGTTGGGATTAATAATAGTTCTGCAACAGATTTTAGTTCATCTTTATTTCCATATTTTGGAGTTACTTCTGAACATGTATATATTTATGGATTTAATGGGAACGTCTTATCGACAAACAGCAATGGTAGTAGCACTGATATATATTCTGGATACTGGAATGGCTCAACTATAACATTATATATTAATGGTATACTTGCCTGTGGCGGTAATGATGGTATACCTAATAGTGCCATATCTGATAAGACCAATGTAGTTCTTCTTTCAAATGGAAGTGTTTTAGGTAGCAATATTACACTATCAAATATTCGCTTTTATAGTACCGGTCAACTGGGTCCTCAAGGAAATACTGGTTATACAGGTTTTACAGGGCCAACCGGTAAAACTGGGCCGACCGGTTATACAGGTTTTACAGGAGCAACTGGACCGACCGGTGTTACAGGACCAACAGGATATACTGGAGCAACTGGACCGACCGGTTTCACGGGGCCTACTGGGAATGCGTCAACTGTAACCGGCTATACCGGTTATACAGGGCCTACAGGTGACGCAGGTAAGCCGGGTGCTGGATTTGCGCCTATAGCACGAATTGATTATGCCGGAACATTTGGATACACCGCTACACAAGGTCTTGTGGGTCGTTCATGGATTCAAGATAGAGCAATTAACTTATCTTTGAACTATTTGATGTTATCTAGTACTTATAATGGGTCATCTCCAACAGGATCATATATTAATGTTCCGACAGATACGACCGACATGGGGAGTATTGGTCCAACTGGTCATGGTCAATTATTCTCAGTTCCATCATCTTCGTCACCCGGAACACTGTTATATCGCGGACCAATTTCTCGTGTTCAGAGTGGTGACATCATTATCGTAACAGATACAAATTCAGCATATCTATTCTCCGCAGTAGTACCCGGAACTGGGACATATACTGGGACATATACTGGAACATATTCTAGTTCAAATACTGGAGGAGTACCATTTTGGTCATTCTTAGATACGTTTGCCGGAGTTCAAGTAACCGGTTATACAGGTTATACAGGTTATACTGGCCAGACCGGAACTACAGGACCTACGGGTTATACCGGCCCCACTGGTTGTACAGGATCTACTGGACAGCAAGGAGATCAGGGAAATGATGGTTCAACGTTTATGACACTTGAAATGGTTGGTAGCGGTGCTGGTAGTGTAACTTCCCCAACATCAATTCAAGGTGGACCGGGTGGAGGTACTCCGGTATATTTTACGACAGCAGAAGCGTATGGTCCAAATAATGAAGGGTTTTATTTTCAAGCAACTCCGCCAGTATTTAATCATTCAGGCGAATACTATGCTGTTGGTATAGCGAACAATAACGTGGGAACTTTAACAACAAATGTTTCTAGTGGTGTTACAGGTACTCAACAATATTACTTTTATTTTAATTTAGGTGGAGCCGGAAGCGGGGTAGATACATTTGGAATTTATAGCAATGATTATTCGAGCAATAATCCGATAGGCACAGGAACGTATTCACCAGGGGATCTATTTTCCGCGTATTATGATGGAACAACTTTGTATTTTTATCAAAATGATGAGGTTACTGGATCTTCGTTGATTACTAGTACAAATGTAACATTGACTGGTGGATTTTACTTGAATCAGGAAATTTTGGCGAATACGGATGATTCTACTGTATATAATGCAACAAACATTAGATATTATCCGACTGGTGTCCGCGGTCCAACTGGATTTAGTGGTCCAACAGGATATACTGGTCCAACGGGGTATACTGGAACAATCATTTACAATGGAATTAACGACCCAATATCCAATAATCTAACTAGTAAAGTAGGCGATTATTATATTGATTTGTTATCCGGAAATTTATGGTATTATGGAAATACCGGATCATCTTATTTTACAATGAATAATACCAACTCATCTGCTCCAAATTATTATTTACCTTGGGTTGGTTCAACTGGTGGCGCATACACATACAATACTCACAATATTAAAACATCATCGGGTAATACAGTGTTTTTGTCTGGTGGATCCAGTGGTGCTACAGGGACAGTTATAACTGATGTTCCAAATATGGTTGTGTACGCATTAACTCCAACAAGCTCAAATACATATGGCGGGAATCTCAGCCGGTTTAGCCCTGGATATTATGTCAATTTACAGATAGGCTCAACAAATTCACGAGGAGCATTTGTGTGTTTAGGTGGATCTACAGGAGCATCGGATAGTTCTGTTAAAATATATCCGACGAATGGTACCGATTCTATAAAATTACCACCAACCACAACTCCTGTAAATATACTGTATTTGGCATCATGTATTCCACTATCAATTTCAAACGATCAATATATTCCCGCAATTCCGAATCTTTCAAATTATAGATTTAATGTATCTCAACCAGATACGATACATAAACATTATTTTACGAACACATATGGTGGTTTAATAAGTTTATATTCTGGGGCTTCAGCTGTGACTGTTAGCGGATATACAGGTACATATTCAACTCCTATAGGTTCTGTATTTGGGGGAAAGCCGGCTTATGCATCAGGAAGTTTTATTATGAATAGTACGAACGGAACTATTGTGGCAATCAGCGTATCTTGCCCGTCTCTATCATTCACTTTAAGTGGGGTTACTGGTGGAACTGGACCTAAAACGTTTGGTTTATATTTAGCGAATGTACCTTTAGGCGGGATAGGTACTAATGCACCGGTTTTTGATCCGACTGTTTCTTCGTTTAACCCATCTACTCAATCAATAACATTGAACACCGGTGATACTAAGACATTAGCACCGTTTATTGTGACTTCATCAAAAAGTGATCATACTTCGTTGAATAACCCAAATGGGAATGGTTATGTAATTTGCATTCAAGATATTACAGGAACTCCAGGAAATTCACAATTAATATGGAAGGATAATACTAATGTTAGTTATTCAGGAAACACAAATGCTGCGTTTTGCTATTATTAATAAGATTAATGTTATATAACTAGAGTATGTCTTGGGAATTTATAATAAGTACAATTGGTCCAACTGGATTTACTGGAAATACCGGACCGGCCGGAGTTGCTGGAACAGCTACAAATACGGGTGCTACAGGACCAACTGGAGCTTCCGGAACCGCTACAAATACCGGTGCTACAGGACCAACTGGAGTTACAGGTCCAACTGGACATCAAGGAGCTGATGGATCCGCTACAAATACTGGTGCTACAGGTAATACAGGTCATACTGGACCAACCGGTTCTTATGGTAGAGCATTTGTGAATTTATTAACATCACCCGATGATTACAGCGTAACATCAATTGATAATGCTACACAAGTAACATTTCATCAAAATAATAGAAACGTTCAAGAATTTTATTCACAAGAATATTTAGGAACAGCATGGTATTTTCAATGTTCACCACCAGTGATGTTAACCGACAATGATAGTATTAATATAGGTATAACAACATCTCCAGACGATCCAACTAGTCCAATAGATACATCTTTCGCTTATTTTTTTAATTTAACTTATGGTTCTACCGGCACATCTATTTTTTATGTAAGCAACAGTTCAGGTTCTAGTATTACCGACAATATTTCATATAGTAACAGTGATATATTATCTATATATTTTGATGGAACAAACAATCTGTATTTTTATAAGAATGGAAGTCAAATTGCATCTGTAACGAATTTATCAACAGTATATCCTGTAATATGTTTTGGTCAAGCAAATGCGAATAATGGGGATTTGAGTAATACCTACACAATGAAAAATATCTTATTTTATCCAACGGGTAGTTTGGGGCCAACTGGTGTTACAGGACCGACAGGAGTTACAGGACCGACTGGACAACATGGACTTGACGGAACGGCTACAAATACCGGCGCTACAGGACCGACTGGTTATACAGGTTTTACAGGAGCAACTGGTTATACCGGCTCTACAGGACCTACTGGAAGAACCGGCACTACAGGACCAACCGGTGCTACAGGACCTACCGGAACAGTAGATCTTGGTTCATTTAATGGAACAACGCGGTTTTCGTTATATTCGTCAATAACAAGTTTTAACATGAATAATGTTGGACTTGAGGACACCAATGGACGAATTTTGATTATTACACCTATCGATATGGATGGAAATACAATTCAGGATAACCGCGGATCTGTATTATTAGGTTCAACATTAGATATGAATGGAAATTCTTTAAGAGATACAGTGTCCGGTGCAGTAACTCTACTTTCAAATTTAAATTTGAATAATAATTTAATTGAAGATACTGCGAATCCAAATGGGGTTACACTTGGTTCTACTTTAAATATGAATAATAATTTAATTGAAGATACTGTGAATCCAAATGGGGTTACACTTGGTTCTACTTTAAATATGAATGGAAATTCTTTAAGAGATACAGTGTCCGGTGCAGTAACTCTACTTTCAAATTTAAATATGAATAATAATTCAATTGAAAATACTGCGAATCCAAATGGAATTACACTTGGTTCTAATTTAAATATGAATGGAAATTATTTACTAGATTCTTCTATTGAAAGAGTTATATTAGGATCTGATTTGAGTATGAATAATGGCACTCTATTTTTAAGTAATGATGCTGGAACAGCATTTGCTGATAATAGTACTAGTGGAATGCTAATAACTTCAATTGGAGGTATGGCGTATGATGGAAGAGGTTTTACTAGTAAATATGGGTCTGGTAATGGTGTAATTATGACAACTCCGAATTCTTATCCTATTCCAGATATCACGAGTAGTGCTCCACAAATATCTTCGTCAGGCGTGTATCATGTATTCCCATCATCTCTTACAGATTTTTCAACAATTACGAAAGGTTCAACAGATGTTGAAATAGATAATTCTACCTCATTCGGGATGATACAGACAGATGGCTCTCAAACATTATTTAGAGTTACATTTACATTTAAGTGTTCTACGGACGTTCAAACTACATTTGGTATTTATTTTACAATAAATCCGAATGATACAGAAATTGTATATGGTCAGATGTTTACAACAGATTTCGCGTATATTATAACACCGATTTATAAAAGTTCGGATGCTAAGTATGTTGCTACTGGTGTAATAGTGGATACATATTCTTTACCGCAAAGTAGTAGTGTTAATGTAATCTCATACTTGCCACAAATCTATATTAACAACGATTACGATTCATCTGCGGATTTTACATTTAATAACTTCACATATTCAATAACTATGGAACCATTGATACAGATTTAAATGATTATATTATTGATATAGTAAATGTCTACAGGTCCTACCGGCACAATAAGTTTTCCTACGCGTATTCCGCAACTTCCGCCCAATTTATTACAGTTAGTAAATGTTTATAAATTGCTCGTGAATGATTACAATACAGTAACGGATTCAGCGGTTAAGACAGCGTATACGACTGTATTGGCATCAAAATATTCTGAAATCACGTCTGTTGCTTCTTCATATAATTCAACGTTTCAGTCTTTTATTTCTTCGCTACAGCCCCCGCAGTGAAGGGCATGGCGTCTGTTGAAAAAAGTCCTTGTGATATTGCTTTATTTGTTGGGGCTATTCCGGCCCATTCTCCGGACATTGCGTCGTATCTTGCCTGAATTTGCGGTTGTTTTGGTGTTAAATCTAGAAATCCGGATACACCAATATTTGAATCAGAGGTTTGATATGCGTCGGATGATTTTGGAATAGATTGTTTATTTAATGCGGTGATGTATCCGCTCCAGTGTTTTTCCATTTGTTTTTAAAAAACAATATATAATGGAAATCGCAGACACAGGGCGAGTGCGTCAACTTATGAAATCGGAAACGCCGGTTATAATATTTTTTCATTTAAGCGGGTGCGGTCATTGTGAAGCAATGAGACAGCCATATTTGGAACTCCAAAAAGAAATGCCGAATATGAAATTTTATTTGGTGGAAAGCGAGTTTGTTCCGCCGGAGCTTGGTATTTCAGGATTTCCTGAATTTCGTAAATTTCGAAATGGGAAACAGATAGGGACTGCTAGCGGAGAAATGCCAAAAGAAGAACTTAAAAAGAAATTACTTAGTGGTGGAAGGCGCAAATCCACCAGAAGGCGTGGTTCCAGACGGCTTACTCGTCGTAGACGTTAAGTCCCGCATAGACCCCTTTGCGTGGACATATCCTTCATTTAGAACTTTACCATTTCTCGCAGGGGCAGTTGAAGAGTAATCCGGTTCATCAAGACCCTTTGATAACCATTTTAGAAATCCCTCTTGGTCATTTGGAATGGTGGCTCCTTGTAGAGTATGAAATGTTCGCATCGCCTGAGCTTGGTCAAACATGTCTGTTGTGTCCATATATAAATCTGTAGTCTTCTGGAAAGCCTTGTAGATTTCAGCTTTTACATCTTTGCGATTCGTTGGCGCTGCGTCCGCGCGATTTGGATTGTCTTGAATCTCTGTTAAAAGCGGATTCATAAACGGATTCGCGGCGGTAGGCATTGTAAATTTACCCTCATATGCCTTATTTAAAAATGTTTCTAATGTCTTTCCATTCGGAAATAGAGTATGTAACACAACCGTGGAAGCCATTACCGCGGGAATAGCCATGATATAACCACTAACACCTGTCGCAAAGAATAGTATTACCGAAAAATATACTGAAAATCTTACAACGGAATTCAATGCTTGAGTCGTAGTCATGGATTGTGTTGGAACAAATTTATTCCAAGTATCTGGCGAAAATAATACGCTTGGGTCCTGAAACCAGATGTGTTCCGACATATTACTTTTTATCACGAACTTTCTTTTGTAATCTTGCCAACATGCGTTGACGACGAGCTTCTGGAGAATTACTTAACAATACTTGCGATGAAGTATGACCTCGCTGACCGCCTAACATGTCATTAAACATACCGCCAAAAACACTCGCAACTTTTGCCTTTATAGCCTCAATTTCCCGTTCAATATCATTCTTAGAATATTGACCACGTTGAAATTTTTCTTGAATCATTCTTGAAATCTTTTTAAAGGTAGGATTATCTTGGTTCTTTAATAATTCCATAATATCCTCCGGCTTATCAATTTCAAAATCATCTACATTAAATGATTCCACAATTTCCATAAAAATTTTAGCAATTCTAGTTTGCATCACAAAGTCAAAAATTTCTTTCAAACGACTTTCTGATTCATCATCATTCAAAATACGAGTTATTTCATCATTCTCCTGCCCAGAACCATTCCAAAGATTTTTGGCAACACTCAATATCTTTGAAAATTTATTTTTGATATCCCCATGTAAGAATGAACCAATAATTGCCGACAAAATTTGTTTCCAAATAGCACTTTTTTGCTCTTCTGTTTCCGCAAGTTCCCATAACTGCGAAAGATTTATTCCAAGCATCATACGGGATTCTGAAAAAAAATCAGAATCATGTTTAATAATTTTAAGGATGTTTGGTAAAAATTTATCTTCAATATCAGAAACCGCTTCTTCAATATTTAAAGATACGTCGAACGTAACATTTGGAAAAGCGGTTTGAAGTTCTTTCACACACTCATCAAAAATAGATTTTGTGTCCATTAACAATTACTATACTTATTTGTGTAAACATTTATGCGCGATTTCCTCCGCGATGAGCAAATAAATCTTTATCTTGGTCTGTCAGACATACACATCCGGTATCCGTATTAAATGCGGCTGGACAACATTCAGGATCTACTTTATTGCCAACCATGAGCATAAGTTCGTTACTTTTATCCGCTTGAGATGGAAGCGATGAAACGATCGGTGTAGCTTCCGTAGCGGACCACCCAGACACTGATCCCACACTTACTTGGTCATATGGCCCAATACCCTGCCCATCCAATGGCATTCCAACTTCTTGTTGCATAAATGGTTCTCTACCGCGAACTCCGCCGTTCATTTTGATAAAAAGTCCAGCAAGGACCGCTGCTACTAAAAATGCTATAACCAAACTGGTTTTGTCCATCTTTATTATCATTACGAGTATGATTTTTTAGAATCCAGATGCCGATATCAATGACGCCAATACGACCGCTACTGCGAGAAGTTCCGGCTGAAATAGCGCTAAAATAATTGAAATTGCTAATAACGCATATACAAATCCTTTTATAACTGAAATACATAAATAGACAAATGACATAATGAAATCAACTCCAGTATTCACTAAAAACGTAGCAATATATCCTTCTCCCACAAATCTTTTTAGTAAATCGCGAATCTTAATCAACGTGTGAACAAATACACTCATAGACGCGGTTATTTTTGAAAATGTCGCGGTTGCAAAGCTCAATACAAATTTACGCATTCGTCCAAATAGTTCTCTAAAAAGTTTTAAAGGATTCATCAATTCCGCGAGAGATGAATGAATTTCACCAAATAATGCATTAATGGGTTCTAATAAAAGTGCGAATACATCATTTCCCATTCGATCAAGGCAATGCGTGAAATTATCGGAGACACTTATGTCAGGACGAATAAGATTGGCAAATGGAATATACATCGGGTGACATCTATATTGGTCCCAATTTGATTTTACATCGTCTAATGAACTATATGCATGTATACAGAACATTATAAAAACTGCCACTATCGGCAAACCGAAAAACAACAACATTATACCTTACATAGAATATAGAAGTTCGTCACATATCATACGGCTATTACCAGAAGTATCATACACTTTAAATATATGAGATGACGTAATTAACTGATATCCGCTTTCATGTGCTACAATTCCCTCAATTTCTGAGCCACTCTTCAATATCATTCCAACATTTGCGAATATAATTGGAATTTTAACTCCTGTTTTTAATTCTATCATTGAGTCCGATGATACTGTTTGTATGTATTTATTTGATTCAACAAAATCTAGGAATTCTATTCCGCGTAGATGAATTCTGTGAGTATCTGTATTGAAACATGTTAAATATTCAAATTTATTTTTAACCTTTAATGCGTTTGGATGTTCTAGAACTTTAATAAATTTGTTACCAAGCCGAACCTTGTGATGTCCAGAAACGATTACTCCAAGTAGATTATACATTTCAACACCACGCGCTTTCACTTTATATTTTGAAGTGACTCGTTCACCGGTATATAATACATCTCCAACATTCAAATATTTCATTGGTATTGCTTTCTTTTCCTTTAATACAACGAGTGTTTCTGGGTCAAAGCATAAAAATGATACAGTTTTTCCAATCGGTCCGTTCATGACAGATGTTCCTGTTTCCATTCCAGCATAGAATATGTAAACGAATGATAGCATAGTTCCAATGATACGGCTTAATAATGTTCGCATGCGGACAATGGTATATTGAAATTGGCTGAGCAGATTCTGTATTTTTCCAAACACTGAGCCGATAATTCCTAAAAATCCGCTTCTTGTAGAAGACATCATAGTTCTCATGGAGTTCATAGCGCCACCAACTTCACTTAATGTGTCATTTACGATTGAAAACTCCGCCATTAGCGGATCCATCATAAACCCCGCATAATCTTGAAATCCCTTCATGGTGCATTTTGTGAAATTTGAAACAATGTTATCTCCAACCATTCCGGCCATAGGCATATAAATCGGATTACATCTGTATTCTGCCCAATGTTGTTTTAAATATTGAACTCTACTAAGTCCAAATAGATAAAAACTTACAATGATGGCTACTACTGTAGTCACCGCAAAAATTAGGACATCCATTGCGTTTAGTTTAGATAATTCATTTGAATTTACTACATAATATGCCTGAAATAGTGGAATATAATTCAGTTAGCGACTTATATGATATTAATGACGCTGATAATAATAAAATTACTAGTTTTGTCGTTAATTCGTTTGATAATATGAAGTATACATGCGATATATCAATTGATCAAATTAAGAAAGAACTAGACGAAAATGTTATTCATGATACGTTTGATGAATTTTGGAATATGCAACGTAAAATCCGAAATAATGGTGAAATTTTAACATTAAATAACATATTGTATTGTAAAAAACTTGATATAGATTATTTTAAAACAAATACAAGTGAATCAAGGTGGTATGTATCTGGAGGTTCAACAGATTGTAGTGTAATATATGGGGTGAAAATATCAAAACCATGTTTATTTACAATTGAAGTTGGTGGACAAATTATTTTTGAAAAATACTGTGATTCTGCGCAAGTATTACGATTTGAAATGGTTCCTATGTTACTATTGAATTATTATCAGGTTGTTCTTAGCGGATCAATTAGTGATATTTACGCCGGTAAGATACTTCCGGTTCATTCTATTATTAATGATTTAAAAGCATATTATAAAACTCCGCGTTCATTGTTTGGAAAATATTCATGTGATGACGATATGCTTAAAACGGATTTGTAGCGGAATAGGAAAATTGTGGTACTCGAATGGACTATGAAAATTTATCACTCACAGAATTGAAGCGAATTGCTAGAGATTTGCCGAAGGGTCGTAGGATTAAGCAATATTATATCAAGAGTCGAACTGAGCTAATTCAACTCTTGACAATGCCGGACCTTCCGAATGAATTTAAGATTGAAAAATTAACGTTAAAGGAATTGCGTGATGAAGCGAAAGAGAAGTGTATTCCTAATTTATGGAAATACAAGAAGCATCAGTTATTAGAAATTCTATATCCTAGCGCGAAGAAGAATAACCAGAATAATGATGATAGAAAGAAACATGATCACCCAGAGCATGGTGAAAGCGAGAATGTAGGGATACAAGTATGAAAAGACCTTTGAAAGGATAGGTCTAAGAATGTTCATTTCAAAATATTTTTGAAACTCCGGCGACGATAAAAAAGCAATCGGGTCGGCGAAAGGGTGGTTTTTCATTGTTTTTTGTCTTCGTTTGGATATAAATCGGAGAATGAAGACTTCGCAGACAACTCGTTTAGCACTTGTTCTAGGAGGTGTCGTTGTTGTAGCGTATCTACTAAGCACATATTCATCGGCAAAGGGCGTTATCGGCGAAGGTATGGATCAACTAAAAGGTGCGTTGGGTGTTCAGGGACCCCTCACTGACGGTGGACCTTTGGGAAAAATGAAATACAGTGCCGGCGGTAATGAACAGCCGTCTGAATCACTGCAAGGTCGTCATCCGGCGTCTCAGTCCACATACACAGAATCTACATTGACTCCGGGCGAACTTCTTCCTAAGGGTGAGCTAGGAGCGTCTTGGGCCGCAGTAAATCCGGCCAGCATGGGCGACCTAAAGGGACAGAATTTCCTTGAAGCAGGATATCACACAAATACCGCATTGGCCGGTGTATCGCAAACAAACCGAAATGCGTCATGGGATATTCGTTCGGAAGATCCAAACCCACAACAAAAAGTTGGCCCATTCTTGAATTCCACAATTGAGGCGAACCCGTTTAAGCGCGGTCTTGACGCATAAACTGAAAAAGTTTTATAAATCGGTCATGTCATCTTCAATATACGATCAGGCTTATTAAAACCTATTAATTCTTGAACATCGCGCGCACTAGATGCTGGCTCAATTTCTTGTATTTTTAGGGTTTCGTCAACGTAATAAAGTGTATCAAACTTAATCCACCAAGCGCCAACTGTTTTATCATTTGCCTTTTGGTTGTCTTCTTTGCTCAACAACTTTAAATCATCTGGAATGATGAATATAGAACTAAGATTGTAAACCGCTGTAATAACTCTCTTCATTTTGGTTAAGAGTTATTGGATTGTGGTTTAAGAATCCGTTTTTAATTGAAAACGAATTTTAAAAATGTTATATAAGTTATACTAGGAAAATGGAGTATATTAAACCGCGTCCGACCGATCCAAAGAAGCCTAAGAGTATTAAGCAGAAAAATAAGGAATTGCGTGCAAAGAAACGCGGGAATAAGTATGATATTCCACGAATTGTAGAATCTTGGATGGATATTTATGATTCTGAACAATATTACGAATGTGACTTTTGGTGGACTTATTACGATGATGTGCCGGCGTGCCTTCATTGTCACCGATGTACGAATACAACACCCATAAGTTATGTGGTAGGACAAGATTTAGAATATGTTATCAACTATTAAAAAAAGGTTTTTCATTTATAACAATGATACCCGCAGTTTTGCTTGGAACCGGAGTGGCAATTGCCTATGCTGTTACACGTGGTCCTAAAAATCTGGTATCTGTCAGAAGTCATAAAGATAATCGCGAGTATAAAGTTCAGAATTTATCAGATAAACAAGACGCATGTGAAAAGATGGCGGAAATACGCGGAAACCTTGATAAATTGATTCAGCATTACAAAGATGACCCTGCGTCCGCTTCAGACCCACGTGTTGCTATTTTAATAGAGAGATTTAAGCCGGATAATATGTGTGAAAACGATTTAACTTCTGATTCAACATCATATTCCGAAAATAAAGGCGATAAAATTGTAGTGTGTCTTCGCGATAAAGCCCCTCCTTATAAACTTGTAGATACGAATACGGTAATGTTTGTGATTTTACACGAGATGTCGCATTTAATGACAACAACAATAGGCCATACTCCAGAATTTTGGGCAAATTTCAGAAGAATACTGCACGACGCAGTAAGTATTCAAATTTATACTCCTGTAAATTATTCACATAGCCCAACGCCTTACTGTGGAATAACAATCACGGACAGTCCTATTTAAAAACGAATTTTTTTATCAAAAACTATTCCAAAATATGGATGGTTATTACACATTTGTAAAATATAAAGGCGAAGATCCAAATTATAAGGGTGGATTTATTCCGCGGTGGAATTGCAAACATATGAAGGATGCTACTCCAATATTATTGTTTCAACATAGACGTATAAAAGAAATTCCAACACGAGAATGGCTTAACAATCGCTATAGTATTCCATGTAAAATATACAAAGGATAAAAACGGATTTTTTAAATGCATATTATTGAATTGTAACAAAATGAACACTTTTACTGTAACACTTAATCTTCGTTTTAATCGGACAAATAAGGACAACACACCGGACACTGACGCGTTCTTTACAAAAACATCTATTGCGGAATATATCAAGACGATTACTTCCCCTGAAAAATTTGTAGAATACATTACTGACCAGTATGTCGTTTCAGGTAATGAAAAATGGGGTGATGGATTTAGTGTAACATTTAAAGTAGAAACTACAGACAATAGAAAGGGGGTGTATGAGGCTTTGAATTATGATCCATTGGATGGAGAGTACGACGCACGCACTGAGAATGGTTGGGTGATTTATACCAAAGGGAATGATAAAAAAAGCGAGTATGGACTCGTTGATTATCGTGACGGAGGTATAATAATCGAATAAACAACTATACACTCATAGTAATGGAAGTGCGTGAAGTCACTGACTATAATTCAAAAAATAAATATACAGCTTCATTTTTTGACGACGATTCTATTGAAACAGTTCGTCAACAAATCGCAAAATCAATAGACACGCATCAAGACCGTCTTTTTATTTTGGTAGGAATTAAATTGCCTAAGGATTATTATTCGCAAAATCCGCGTAATTGGGAAACCCTGTTTGAGCGAATTTCATATAACGGTCAGCCTATTCAAAAAGAAGCGTTTCAATCATATCAACTTGAATATAGATTTCCAAATACATCTGTTCCATTTGAACCGTATGACCGCGATGAATGGATGACAGTTCCAGAATCTTTGAAAAAAATTCATTCTCCGGATTCCGATTTTATGGAATACAGAATTCTTGGTGTAGAAGATGTTAAATCTTTCATAGCACCATTAGAAATTAATCCGATAGTATCGCGTATTCCAGCGGCAAGATTCCCTATTCCACAAACCAGCATGCTTTTATCAAGCTTCTTTAAAACAGACGAAATAGAACGATTTATGGTTATTGAGTATTCTGAAAAAGCGGAAGGAAATATGCCGATCTATTTTCCGCTTTTTAGAACCACAACTCCAACACAATTATCAGAGGAATCAATACGCCTTCTTGATAAAAATTCAAAATTATTAGAAGGTCTTCTAAATTTGAAATCACCAAAACCAGAATCTATTACGATTATACGTGTACGATTTTACATTCCGTGGATTCAAACATCTTTCGGAAGCACTGCGAGAACACGATTTGAACAAATATTTTATGGATTAACACTTTCAAAAGAAACACCATATATAGGATATTTTACATCAAAAGAGCAAGTCAGTCGTCATAAATTTTATGCTGAAGATCCAAATAATAAAAAACAGTATGTTGATATGTCTATGTGGAATACATGGTGGTCGCTTACAAAACCTTCAAGAAATATTCCAACACTAATTTTGTTTAGAGGAACAACAAAACATAATTTTGACAGAGTTGCAATTACTGAAAAGGATATAATCATTACCTGTCATCGCGAAGAAGGAAACAATGAATCAATTAAAGAAATACAAAAAAGTATTGATGAATGGATTTCTTCGTTTGATGCGATTGTTCCTTTCATAGAGCCAGCTGATTTGGATAAGCGACGATGGAATACACAAGACGTTTCATTTTATGCGAAATACTCAAATAAAATAGAAGAATTTGATTTACGTAGATTTAATTGTATTTCGTCTGTGTTTGATATTTCAGACAAAACAAAATCCCAATTCAGTTTACTTCGGTCTGATCATTCAAATGACGGTATATCCGCTATAGAGATCAAATTGCTTCAAATAATGCGGGATAATTACACCGTTAATCCGAAAGAGATCGCTGAAGAATTTTCAATTACGCCAGAAGATGCGAAAATGCTTATTCAGAAAATAGAAGCACGGCTTGATGAAGATCCATCTTTAGCAGAAAAATCATTCCGCGGATTTCCAATTATTAGAGTTGGTCCGGACTTTATATTAATGTCATCTACATCAAACTTTGAAAAGTCTGTAAAATATTCAAATATTTTGAGATATATATTGTCAAGCCCAGATGCAGAAGATGTTGAAAGAGTTTGTCCAAAGCGTAGAGAAACCGTTCATGTGGAATCTTCTATTATTCCAACAACAGCTGTAGATATTGATTCCGCGCTTGTGGACGAATATGCTGATTTATTTGGTTATGTGGAACAAGAAGAAATAGCGCCAGAAGAAATAAAATCTATAGAACCAGCAGAAGAAGAAACAAAAATTTCAACAAATCAGCGCCAAATTACGACATACAACTATTTTAAAAATAGATTACAACAATTTGATCCAGAAACATTTGATAATTCCGCATTACTGTACCCAAAGAAATGTGAACAGAAACATCAACCGATTTCATTGTCTGAAAAAGATTTGGAACGCCTGACCGGAACAGAGTACTATCCAAATGAAAAAGACGAAGATAAAGTATTAAATGTTGAAAATCCTGATGGAAAAATTATATGTCCTGAATTTTGGTGTATGCGAGACCAAATACCGTTACAAGAATCGCAATTATTACACGAAGATGGTGTAACAAAATGTCCAGTATGTCATGGAAAATTACAAACAAGTTCAAATGATGACCCGCGAGAATTTCCGCTTATAAAGCGAGAAACTGGATTTGTATTTCCCGGATATGTTGACTATAAATCTCCAAAGAATGGGCGTCAGATGCCGTGTTGTTTCAAGAAATCGCGATTAAAGAAAAATGAAAAGACTGAAAAAATAAATGATGACAAATATTATGTATTAACTGAATCAAAAACAGACATTGGCGAATATCGTGTGGCGTATCTTCCTGAAAACTTAATAAAATCTTTGAATATTGGCGAGTCGTATAATGATTTGGGAGGTAGTAGGCGTTTTCAAAATGGAATGAAGGCGTTTTTCCGCGTAGGGATGGGGCACTCTTCAGAAACTCTTCCAAAATTTTTAAATTTAAAAACGAGCATTCCAAAACCGCGAGAAGCAATTGAATCTTTGTTAAAATGTTCCTTTGTTAGAAATTGGGCAAATATGGGAAATACTCATTTGGAGGCTATTGAAAATACATTGAAACATATTTCGCCGTTTGACAGTGATGATTTATCTCGCGAACATATGACTAAAATAATATCTGGAATTGACGAAGCGTTTGATAAGAAAGATTTGGGTGCTATTAATGAACTTGAATATAGTGCGCATGTATTAAATTGTGATGTATTTCGTATAATGTTAGATTCAATGTCTATGAGTTGTTTGTTTCATACACGATTTAATCCTACAAGAACCCGTGGAATCATTGTGCTTCAAATAGGCGATAGTTTGGATATATTAAGCAACGTTACTCGCGTTTCGCGAGGATTTGAGTATAATTCAAATATTTTTGAAAGTCCTTTCAAGCCTATAACGTACAAAGAGGCTGAACGATTGCGGAATAAAGCATGTTTTACTGAAGTTCCGTCATATGACCAAGCATTTAATATGCTCCCTGATATTCTAAGGTCTACGGAATCTGATGATTTTAGTGTTATATTGGATCCATTTGGGCGTGCTCAGGCGTTCTATTCAAAGTCTAAATTTATTTTGCCATTTCAGCCGGCTCCGATTCCTGATATAGCACAGTCTAAGTTACGAGGATATTCTGATGCTAGAGATTATCCATCTCTTGCGCAGGTCCAATCGTATTTGAAAATTGCGGAAAGATTCAATAAAGGGTATGGGTTTAAGGAAAATATTGGTGGAGAAGTTTTGACAGTTTCAGGGTTGCGGATTCCTATATCCGCGGGAAATGGTATTGTTCAAACTGTGTCTGATCTTGGTGAATCAAATTTAGTATTTGGTTCAGAATCAGAAGAATTGCACGAAGAATATCGCCATATATCGTATTCGTCTGAAGTGTATGAATTTTTATTATTCCAACTTACGAATGATTTAGAATCAGATTATAAAGAATTAAGACGCGCGTTACAAGAAGTTTATCCAAAACATAGTAGTGTGGAACCTTTATTGAAGAAATGGTTTCGAGAAACAGTTACGTTTACTGATTCAAAAAAACCAATGGAATTTTTATCAAAAATTAGAACACCATGTGGACAATTAAAAAATAAAGAAACATGTTCAGGAAATATTTGTGGATGGGATGGAAAAGTTTGTAGAATTCAAATCAATGATTCTATAAAACAAGATTTATTATTTCATAGAGTATTGACTACGCTGATTGAAAACTCAAAAATTAGGTCTATGATTTTAGATGGTAGAACAACCCCATTTTTTAGCACAATTTTATATTTGGAACTTCCACATGAATTAATATTAACTGACACTGAGCTCTAAATTTCATCGATATTAATAGATTCTTCTTCATCCTCTTCTTTCAGAGGATTTGCGCTAGTATCAAATTCAAATCCGACATTTTCACTATCAACAACGCCGGTATCTGTAATAACACGCGGATCAATTGGCATTTCGTCGCTAATATCATGAACTTGACGCCGTGTTAGAACTGCTATAATTTCAAATTCAAGAGAACCGTCCATTCCAGTTTTACCGATTGCGACAAATGACCCAATATCGATAAATGCGTGTCTCTTTCTTCTTCCGCGGAATGTTCCACGAATTAGTGCAGATATTGTTCGAATAGTTCCTCCTTCGCTAAATAATACCTCCATTCGAGCATTTCCCATTTTCTTTGTGACACGTCCAATGAATACATCTTCTACACCGCCTTCTGAACGAATATCGTCCATAAGGTTCTGCATAAACTTCGTATTCTTAGATGAAACACTGACTTCCTTACGTCCGCCACGAGTTCCTTTGTTTTTTTGAGGAGGTGGCATCTTATCTGTTACAAGTTTAATTTGATTCAAAAAATTCGTTTTTATGAAAAACCATTTGGCTCTCATAAAACTCGAGGGAATCTCCACCACCTTATTTTGAAAAAACAAGGAAAACCACAAATACTAAAAGTTCAATAAACGTTATCAAAACTAACCACTCCGCTAGATAGTGTAATGTGTCGTCTAACCCCATATTTATGCAGTCTTAATAAAATGAACCTTCAGGAATGACTGCAGATTAAGGTAAGTCACCTCCTGACCATCCTTCACGCGCAGGAGCTTACCCAACTTGGCGTCAGGAATAATACGGCGCTTAAAATTCGGGTCAAAACAGTTGTGCTCGCGAACATAGCGGGATACAAACTTCGTAACATCAGTCTGAGACTTCTGAGACTTGGCTGGTAGACCCATGAAAGACGATAGCTCATCAGAAATAGGGCGCAACTTTAGAAAGGCATTGTTCGCACGACGGGCCTCCCAAGCAGTTCGCTGTTCAGGAGTCATATCAGCCGGATCTACACGGCGACGGCGCTTAGAGTCACGAACAGTGCGCTTTAGAGCCTTAACAGCCTCCTGAGCATCATGAACAGCGGAGCGAAGACGGGATGACACCTCGGAGTTCAGGCTACGGAGCGTCTCCTGAAGAGTAGCTAGGATAGTCTCAGCGCTTCGGACTACTACAGCCGGCTCAGTAGTCGTTGCAGGGGCAGGCGTCGGCTCAACATGTGCCTCGGGGGCCGGCGCGGGGGTAGGGGCTACAACCTCAGTGGTCGTAGGGACAGTAACCTCAGCCTTTGAGGCCGGCTTACGTCCACGGGTAGAAGTCTCGGTAGTAGTCTGCTTGGGCATCTTATTTGTCTTAGATACAGTCTTCGTTGCCTCCATTTCTAACGCAGTTGTTATACTACTATATATTATGACCTGTTTAAATCACAATCGCCATAGAGCGCCCGAAAAAATATAACAATATTCATAAGGGTTTTTTGAATCATTTAAAATTGTATATATTAATTTAGGAACTTGTACATCGGACTCTGTTTCCTGCAGTTTTTGTAGACAACTCTTTATCCATACAATATAGTGATGTCTTCTGGATGTAGTTTTATTATGTTCAATTGCTAAAGTTTTCATTTCGTTTAAAAAAATTGAAAGCAATACGATATATTGTCCTGTACACAATGAAGACAATGATAGCGGATGTATTGTAAATCCATTTTCTTCTAATATTTGTGAATTTAATTGCCACATTTTATCAATGTATTCATATTTCGACGTAATCTTTTCATTCACAAAAATTTTTCGTCTATGACAAATTTCCCGCAGTCTTCTCCGTGTTTCGATACTCAGCGGAACCCTAGTATATGGATTTTTAGGGTAAAGTTCTGAAGTCATAATTTTCGCAATAGAATTCACGTCAAACCACCAAATTCTTCCATTCTCTTCAAAACTAAAATATTCAAGCGGATATTGTTTTGATTTATGCTCTAGTGTAATCAATTCATCTTCATTGTGACATAAAGATCGTTTTAAACATCCAACACCGCATTCCCTTATCAAACTGCGAATAGAGTACCCTCTCCATATTTTTTGAATCTTAGTGACTTTTGAAGAAACATTATTAACGATAGCCCACAGCCTTGTGTTTTTCATTTTAGCGTGCTTCCCGCAAAAAATAAGACCATACAGGGCATTATTGTCGCATCGATCATTACTGTTAGAATTTTTACACGACGAACACTTCATTATCTAAAAATGGTTTTATTATTATGAAAACGGATTTACACTTATTCGTAATAAGTAAGACTACAACACAATAATAATGAACACAAAGCCTATTTCTATTCGCGATTTGAATGTGAAGAATGTTACGTTTACGGTGAGCCCATCAAAGGTTAAGAATCGTGGTCCTTCTATTTCATTGAAATACAACGGTCAGAATCTAGCAATTCGTTTGCCCCGTGTATCGCTACCAGGTGGTGTAATGGTTCGCGATGGTGAGGATGGTAAGACTGCATATACATTAATGGCGTCTCTTAAGGGATGTGATCCATATGGTAAGGAGCGTTCGAGTGGTACTGACGAGCTAAGTTTGTTCTATAATTTCCTGCTTGATTTGGAGGATTTGATTATTGCATGGGCTGTAGAGAATAGCGGTACTCTGTTTGGTAAGAAGAAGAGTGAGGAAGTTGTTCGAGACAACTTTAAGCGTATTATTGGGTTGTCACAAGATAAGTTGGATACAGGTGAGTATGTTCCTAATGGAAAGTATCCTCCTAGTTTCCGCATGAAGGTTCCAGTGTATGATAATAAGGTGAGCATGAATATCTGGGACGAGTCCTTTAACGAGATGTATGCTACACCCGAATCGCTTGTTTCAATCTTTACGAAGGGGGTTGAATCAAAGACTGTTGTAAGCGGTTCCGTATATGTAATTAATGGCACTAGTTTTGGTGTCACGTGGCGACTTCAGTCTGCTCAGGTGTATCCTCGTGCTCGTATGACTGCTCATGACATCTTTGGAGAGGATGAGGAGGATACGGATGCTCTTCTGGCTGATCAGAGTCAGACTGTTGTAGAGGAGTCTCAGTCAAACCCTGGTCAAGCTCTTCAGTCTGAGGATGCTCCTCCAAATCCTCCACCTGCTCCTCGCAAGCGTCGGGCGGCGGTGACGAGTTCGATGTAGGTTTGTCGTAGATAATAAAGTCGTCATCCATAAAAATTATTGTAAATTTGGTTAAATCAAAAGCAGTTTCAATTCCGCATTGAAACTTTACAAACGATTTTTTACCGCAAGTTTCGCAACTGTAGAGTTGTGGTAAAGAAATAAAATCAGACGGTTTCATTAAAAAAATATTAGACTGGAGTGCTTTTTCGCGAACATCTGATTCTAAACAATCTTGATACGCTTCATGTGACATTAATGACCATATTGTTTGTTTTTTGGATGTCCATCTTGTATCTTGAAATAATGTAGCAAATGGATTGTCGTATATCCATAATGCATGAAATACTTCAGGCGCATTCATTTCATGTTCCGCAACTCCAACTCTATTTGAATTTTCATCATATAGCGAATAAACAAGTAAGTTTTGACTTACAAATGCTGGGTCAAAACTTCCACGATATACATCTTTACCATCATAATTCCAGAGATCGCTTTCATAATCATCATCGTGATCCGAAATATCGCGGGATGAATCATATACAAGTCCCTTTCTTAATATGGAAAACATTATTACTCAAATTTGACAACAATTTTAGAATTATGACGCGCTAAAGATTTTGTAGCTGATCTTGAAAGTTCATGTCGTTTCTTTTCTGTTTTTACATTTTCTTGTAATCTACTTTCCATGTCCTTATGAATTTCAACTCTGTGATCTTTCAAATAATCTAAAACACCGTCTGTAATGGCCCATTCAAAAAAGTTTAATTGTCCAACAGTTGTTTCTAAATCGTTAAATTTAATACGCTTCCAACGGCAGAATGGGTCAAACATGCGTTTACTATACGCTTTCAGATGCGACTTGTATGACAAATAAACGATTATATGTTTTTGAGAACTATTTGTGTATGAAATATTATACATCTTTGCATAGTTTGTAACAAACCAGTCAATTAAACGAAGTGAAATATTTGTTTCACCTTTTAAAATAGACTGAATTGTTTCAAAATTTTCAGGGTTTGAATAAAATTTTTCAAGACGATGAAGCACCCACTCTTCTTGAGATCTAATTTCCATATTATTAATCTATCTTAGATTTACCTGTAATTGAGTTATTATGAAGAATGGATAAGAAAACAAAAATTGAAAAATTACTTGAAAAATATGGTGTAAATGATCAACGAACAGACGGTTGGCATATAAAGCGAGGAGAGTTATTAACCGCTTCTGAAATTTATAAAGCGCTGGCGAATGCCACAGAGTCTCAAAAATATGAATTAATGATTTCTAAAATTATTCCAACAATTCCAAAGGAAGGTAATACTCCAAGGCCTTTAATATGGGGAACGCGGTTTGAACCGATCGCTAAGGAAGTTTATACTGCGGAAAACGAGGGTGTTAAAATTGTAGATACATCGTGTGTGAATCATCCAACTGTATCTTTTTTAGGAGCGTCTCCGGATGGTATCATAATAACAGAAGATGTTAATGATTCTCGATATGGGTGTTTGGTTGAATTTAAGTGTCCAATTTCAAGAATATTCAATGATTCAACACCTATACCTCCGCAGTATTATCACCAAATGCAACTTCAAATGGAGTGTACAGAGTTAAACGAATGTGATTATATCGAAATGAAATTTTTAGATTTGAATTATTCAGATTGGTTCACAAATCAATCAAAGTATAAAGGATGGTTTGCGGTTCATATCGATGATGTTACAGTAAAGTATCATTTGCTGAATGATACGCGGGATATGGTAACTTGGAAGCAAGAGGAGTGTGTAAATAATGATGATTGGACAATGGTTTATTGGGTACTTGAGATAAAGCGAAGTTGTAAAGTGTTACACGAAACAGATTGGCTTGAAAAAAATCTTCCAAGCATTCAATCAGTTTGGAATGAAATATTGAAACATCGTGAAGCCGGAACTGTGCCGGAACATCCTAAGGAGAAGACTATTTTAACGCTTTAAACTTTTTTTAATAAATGGTAAAGTTCGTATTGATTTCAATGATAAAAAATGAATCAAAAATTATAGAACGTTCATTAAAATCAGTAGAAGGATTGGTAGACGCATTTTGTGTATGCGATACAGGATCTACAGATAACACTGTAGAAATTGTGAATAAATTTTTAGAAACGCATGTTGGATGTTTGACGGTTGAACCTTGGAAAAATTTTGGATATAATCGAACAATTAGTTTTCAGCGTGCTCGAAATTATGTTCGAGACACTTTAAAATGGAATTTATCTGAAACGTATGGATTATTGTTAGATGCGGATATGGTTTTTATTCAGGGCGCTTTGAAATCATATCCTCTAACGGAGCTCGGATATTCAATTGTACAAAAAAATCATCATCTTACGTATTACAATTGTCGTTTAGTTCGATTTGATTTTGATTGGAAATGTAAAGGTGTTACGCATGAATATTGGGATGGTCCGGCGCATAATAATATTCCAGAATCAATTTGTTTTATTGACGATAGAAACGATGGCGGTTGTAAATCGGATAAGATTCCCCGCGATATCAAATTATTGGAAGATGGATTAAAAGAAGACCCTGAAAATGTTAGATATATGTTCTATTTAGCGCAATCTTACAAGGATTGTGGTAGAATTGCTGAATCAATTAAAATGTATAAGAAACGCATTAAGGCCGGTGGTTGGGATGAAGAAGTATGGTATTCTCATTTTATGATTGGACAGTGCTATCTAATGTTACAAGATGTTTTTAAGTTCGAAGCATGGATGCAAAAGGCGTATACGCTAAGACCATCCCGCGGTGAACCTATGTATGCGTTGGCAGAATTCTTTCGAAAAGTAGGTCATCACTTCAAGGCGTATCAATACACTTTAATCGGTCAAAAAATTTCATATCCGAAAGATGTTTTATTTGTTGAGAACTTTTGTCATTCTGGAGGATTTGATTATGAAGCGAGTATTTTGGAATATTATGTTAATCCGGATAGAAAATCAGGATTGCGATCTAGTATTCGCTATCTACTGAAAAATAATCAACATTTTGACAATGTTATTTCTAATCTCAAGTTTTACATTAATCAAATTCCAAATGAAAGTACGAAACTTGATATTCCAAACGTATTTGGAGGAGATTTCCGTCCATCAGCGATATCTATATCGGATTATCCATTTGTAAATGTTCGATTTGTAAACTATTTAGTACCGGTTGATAGTCAATATAGAACACGAGATGGAAGTCCCATTCAAACTAAGAACGCCTACATAAATCTGGAAACAATGGAGTGTATTGCTGAAATGGCAGATCCTCAACCGCTATTTCCGTCAAATGTGAAAGGTATAGAAGACTTAAGAATCTATAAACATAATAACAAATTGAATTTTACAGCAACATCATATCATGAGTTTGTAAAGGATAAGATTGCGATTGTTCATGGTGAGTATAATTTAGATACGAAAACATTGGCAAATTGCGTTGGAATCAATTCTCCGTTCAACCGAGAATGTGAAAAGAATTGGATAAATATCGCGGGAACGGACGAATTTATTTATAGTTGGAAGCCCTTAAGAATTGGAAAAATTGTTGGAAATAGATTTATTTATAATAAAGAGATCGAAACACCGCCATTTTTTGAACATTTGCGCGGATCAGCAAATCCAATGAAATTCAATAATAAGTGGATTTGTTTAGTTCATTTTGTAGAATATTGTATGCCTCGAAAATACTATCATTGTTTTGTTGAAATGAACGATATTTTTAAACCAACACGCATTTCACTTCCATTTTATTTTAAACATAGCGGAATAGAATACTGTATTTCAACACAAATGAACGATAACAAAATAGAATGTTTTATAAGTGTTACAGATGGTGACCCACATAAGGTTGTATTTAAATATTCTGATTTAGAATGGATTGGCGTCCCTTAATTAATGAATATCGCTATCTTAGTCCCAGTATGTTCTCGTAATCAATCATATAATTGTTTACAAGACACACATTTATATAAACAGCTGTTACCTTCTTTTGAGGAAACAAAAGAAGATGGATTTAATTATACATTTTTTATAGGGTATGATGATGACGATGAATTTTTCAAAAAAAATAAACCAGAATCATTTAAGTGTTTTGAGCTGACAAATTGTCAACATTCCCCGCCGTTAGCTTGGAATCAACTCGCAAAATACGCGTATAATGATGTCGTAAAATATGACTATTTCTTCCAAATTGGAGATGATATTGTGATTAAAAATAAAAATTGGACATCATTGTTTATTTCAAAATTAAAAGAACACAATAATATCGGAGTTGTGGGGCCATGTTATATGGTAAATTATGTTGGTCGCCAACTAAACGGAAAACCACCTGTTATTGAAAATTCATTTGTTCATAGAACACACTTAGATATGTTTGGTTATTTTTTTCCGCCGTCTTTTAAAAATTGGCACTGCGATGATTGGATTAGTAGAGTATATGATTCATTTTTTTCAGAAATTCAATTAAGTATATTATGTGAGAACAATGTTCTTGGCGCAAGATATTTTACAATTGATGGTCAACAAACGCTGAATGAAGAATTGGATGCCGGCATTCAAACAATTAAAAACTTTAATCCTAAAAATGTGTTCTCATACTGCGTATATGGTTCTCAAACAAAATACTGTCAGGGTATTATAAAAAATTTAAAACAAATTAGAGAGTTATTTCCGGATTTTGAAACATGGATTTATGTTGGCAATGATGTTCCAAAAGCGTATATTGATGAATATTCCGCATTTCCGAATGTTAAATTAATTCATACAAATACATCCGGCGGGCGATTAATGTCATATAGATTATTTCCGCTTGATGATATGAATGTTAATATGGTTATTACGCGCGATGCTGACAGTAGGTTTGGTAACAGGGATATATGGTGTATACAAGACTTTATAAAGTCAGATTATAGAATATTCACTATTAGAGATCATCCTTATCATGGTGAACCACTTATGATGGGACTAAGCGGATTTCGTAAAATTATGGGATTACACATTCAGGAATCATACTTCAATTTTATAAAAGATAAATCAGACATTGATTATTATCAGTCAGACCAAACGTTTGCGAAACAAGTATTGTATTATCCTTTTCAAAAACTATGTATTGCCTATTCAAATTTTATAACGTTTCCAAATGAAAACTATAAAAATATTTCTATTCTCAGAGAAAACGATTACGATTTCTGTGGAAATGTATATTTATTTGATAATTGTGGGATAGAATATCCGCATTTCAATGTAAATCAATAACTGTAGCGGTTGGAAAGTGAAACGATTCCGCAATTTTATCATTGCTAAAAAAATGCGAAGGGACTGTTAATGTTCTATTTGGATTTAAAAATGCTCCCCACCATGAAAATGTAGAGTTCGCTGTTATTCCGCCTTTACATTTGCTCATAAGATATAATGTGTCTATTTCATTTTCGTGAATAACAATAATATTTTTAGGCAACCAATCCTTTGTCATAGCATATTCATAATCATTTGTAAAAAGAACATATTCTGTATCTTCAGGAAAACATTTCAACGCTTTTTTATAATAATTTGTTAAGTCCGGAAGATTGCGTATGAATAAATAATCGCCTCCACGAATATGAATAAATACTTTATCGTATATAAATGGATATTTATCGACGATAGTTGTATTAAAATTTAATTTTTCTATAAATTCACGTGTTATATATTTCCAATGTTGACAATAGTTCTTTATTTTAATTGAAAATGGAGTATATTTTAACATAGTTACCCAATCATGATAGATGTATGAATCATAATTAGATATGATCATAAAATTAGTATATGGCGATGGTTGTTCAAAATTGAAATTCTTAAAAATAGTTTCAAAATAATTAATGGTTGAATGGGGTGAAGTTATTGTTTTATCAAACACTAATTTTTTAGTTTTCAGTTTATTAGCAATCATAGTGGCTGCAGCTATTTTAAATAAATAATTTCCAAGTCCTTCTCCACACATATAGAACGTAAATTCCATTATTTTTAAACCATATATGAATTATACATATTTACGCGAAATGGTGTTTGAACACCATCGATAGGTTCCTGAGGGGACGGTGCCATTTTAAAATGGTTTGTTTCCTGATTATAGGACGATGTAGCGCGGTCCTCTGTTCTTTTTACGTTTCCTTGATCTAAAAACTCAGGCACAAATGGTTCTGACATACGTTGAATAACAAACCATACTACAAGTATTCCGGCTAGAACTGCGAGAAATGGCAAGTTCTTCATTTGAATTAAAAACGGATAGAATTTTCAGATTTGTTTTGTAATTACAATAATGGAACGTGAACTCGCAACATTAAAAACTATGTTATTGTCTCGTGGATTCAATGCACCTGATTTCGATTCGCTAGGGAGTCCGCTGGATGAGACAAAAATTTACACATTTGACGGTGTTCTAATTATTTTCAGTTCAAAGACGCGTGTTACAGAAAAGGAATTCAATACGTTTCTAAATTTTGCGGAAGAAAACAATCATCGTTCGGGAATGATAATTGTAAGTCCGAATGAACCGCCGGAGTCTGTTCTTAATATGTTATGTGCTCACGTTGAGAACAGAGAGAATCCGCTTGTTCAAATATTTACAAATCAAAAACTTTTATTTGGAGATGTATTAGTAAAACATAAAATTTATTCGGTTCCGCATAAACTTTTGAATGACGCGGAGAGAAATGAAATTACTAAAAAATTCCCAAATCCTGAAAAGACATTTCCGCCAATTTGGTGTCAAGACCCTCAAGCAAAGTGGATTGGCGCAAGACCGAATGATATTATTGAAATTTCCGGATGGTGTCCGGCATCAGGAATAAATACACACTGGAGATTCTGCGTTACAAATATAAATGGATAAACAATTCCATACATTGGCGAAAAGTTATATTGATAATTATGTTGAGTATTCAAAGACAAAAACTCAATCATATAAAACAGCGTATGAAAGCGCTGAGCAAGGTATTCAATCAATTATTAAAGGGTTAGAGCCGGATCCAGTAAATTTACAAGAGGAAAAAGATGAACTAACCGCTGCGGAAATGCGCCAACAAAGCACAACTATTTTTTCCGTAAGTCATACAACTCAATACATAGTGCTAGGAGCGCTTAGTGCAGTAGTAATCGGATTATTGATTATATAACTTGACTTAACCGCGGAACGAAATACTAAAATAGCAACAATGAGTGACAAGACAATAATTCCTATCAAATAAACATTATACATTGATTCCGCTTGTTGTAATTTTTGAGAATTATCTGCGTATATCATTCGCAGTGTCATAAGTTTGTCGTTTGATTCTTTAATTTCCTTATATTGTTTTTGATATTCTATAAGCTGTTCTGTTAAGTTTTGAATCATCTCAACACTGGATGGTTTACTATGTAATTTTGTAAGTTCATCTCGAATATCTTGCGATATATCCGAGTTTATTTCCAATACACGTTGAATTAAATCTTGTTGCTTCCCCGAATCTTTTTCTTGAATCGCGGAAAGAACAAGTCGTTTATACTCATCAAATTTACCATCCATTACTTTCTTGGTCATAAATAAATGTCAACTACAAAAGTTGCGATGAATATGGAACTTAGTGTTCAAAAGGGCCCAGCATGTGATGCTTCTCAGTTCACAGCAATGAAGCGTCAGTCTGTGATTGTTGGAAATTTAAAACAATATCAGTCATCAAATGGTCGTAAAGCGACCGGCGTTATAATGGATGGACAAAAAACTCGCGGTTCAGACAGCGGGGTTGTTCAATATTACACAGCTCGTGGCGGATACTTAAACTTCCTTCCTTATCAGTAAAGTAATATGTCTGAGTTTGACCAGATTACGGACACGATTGATAATATAGTTTCTACGCAATTATCATCTGTGAATTCGTGGACAAATGTGTCCGGAGACCTCACAAAAGTTTCTTCGTCGCTTGCGGGTTACGTATGGGGCTTCAAAGAATCAAAACTATATAAATGCCAAATTCCATGCTCGGGAAAGTGGCAAGAAGTTCCGTTAAACAATACCACCATAACAGACTTAACAACTGATGAGTCAAATGTGTATGTTCTTACTATGGACGGTGTGGTTCATATAGGAAACGCAAATGGTCAAGGATCATTTTTAACAATTAAAAGCCCAATTACCGCGTCATCTATTTTTTCAACACACACATATATCTGGGTTCAAAGCGGAAAGGGTGATAAAAGAAAATGCGCAAAACCATGTACAACCGGAAATTGGATTGAATCACCGTCTGATGGGATTATTATTACGAGTTCAAATGAAACTACATTATTCGGGAGAGATGCTGTTGGAAAACCGTACAAGTCTGATGAACACTTACAGTCTGGATGGTCAGAAGTTTCACAATTAAAACAATCAACGATTTTGAATGGGTCAGATTCTGGAATATACGGTCTTGATACGAATCAACATCTTTTATTTTGTGATGGAAATGCATGCGACCCATTAGATACCGCGGGATACACACCTGCTTCGCTATCAAAAACAAATAATGATTTGTGGATGACAACACAAGAGTCCGGTGATAAAGGAAACATTTTTTGGAAACTTGAGAAGCCGGACTATAGTGCAATTATGAATAATCTTACACCGCTAGATAAGCGACGAGATGAAATTGTTCAGAGTATTGTTCAAGAAGAAAAACAACAAACGTTTGTTTCGCAAGTTCAACAAAAAGTAGATCAAATAAAGGATTTCTTAACAAATATTTTTAAAGATATGGGAACTTCAAAGGAAAAAAATAAAGACACGATTAAATCGCTTGATGAAAAAATAAAAGAAACGTCTGGAGAATATGATTCATTAATGTCAGTTCAACCAATACTTCAGAAACTATTTATAACAGTATTGTGTGTGGGGCTTGTATATTTAATTCTAGGATTTGCTGGTAATTTCACGCACATGATTGCGCTTGTGATTCTCGCAATTGGTTTCTATCTCTCAATAACATAATGGAAGGTCCTGTAGCTCCCCCTCCTAAATTGCCATCTTTTAAAGAAATGGTAAAAACAAAACCGACCGGCGAATCAAACGCGAGAGAAGAAGCAAATTCTAAAATAAAAAGATATACAGAAGAATATGAAAGTTTGAAAATTCCAAAGAAGGAGGAAGATAAAAATAAAGATAAAATAAATATTTTGAATCGTCTTTCGCAATTTTCAAGTAGTCCAAATTCGTTTGATTGGTTTGGTATTATATTGGATGTTTTAATTGTTCTTCTTGGTATAACGGTAGTTTCTTTATTGTTTTCTAAACTTTTCAGTTCTGCTTCGGAAGTTGTAGTAGAATCATCCGACGTTACTATATAAATGGAAACGGCATATATTTTCCTCGCTGTTCTGATTTTTTTGATGTATGCTGTAACAACATGGTATTCATCAATAGAAGGGTTTGACAATGACGGAGAAATTATCACACATGAAGATATCTCTGGTATTTATGATTCCGAATACGCAAAAATATATAATTTGCTTTGGCACGCAAATGAAAAATTAAAATATGAGCAAGTTTCTATACAAGATATTTCGCTTGCCGAAAAGCCTAAAAAATCAGTCCATGTAGCGGATTTATGTTGCGGAACAGCTCCAAACGCATGTTGGTTTCAAGAATTAGGAGTGGATTATCTTGGTGTTGATATTTCAGACGCGATGATAAGTCAGGCGAAAGAGGATTGCCCAAAAGCAAAATTTAAGGTAGGTGATATATCCGATATTCATTTATTTCCGCAGAAAACTAAAACACATTGCCTACTTCTTGGGTTTTCAATTTATGAATTTCAAAATCCAAAAATAATTTCCGACAACATTTACCAATGGCTTCAACCTGACGGATATTGCGTAGTTCATATGGTAGATCCTGACAAATTTGATCCGCTTTTAGATTTGGCATCTCCATTTGCCGCATTTTCATTGCAAAAATATTCAATTGAACGACAAGTGGATTCCAATATCTATTTCGATAAATTCAAATACAAAGGAACATTCAAAAAACAAAAAGATACCGACAATGCGGAATATGATGAGCTATTCACGTATTATGATAAGGACAGCACTGGCGGGATAAAGTATCGAGAAAATAAACATGAACTATTTATGCCTACAAAAGAGCGACTCATAAATATTTTTCAAACGTCAGGATTTAGACATGTAGAAAATGTAGACCTCGTGAGATGCGGAAAAGAATATCAATACTTGGTATATTTTACAAAGTAATTCCAACTAAATAATATCCTCTAATTTTAAATTTTTGAAACGGAATATCAAGTCGTTCAAAATTATAATTTCGTGGAAGTTTCAAAAATATATACTCAGGCCTATTATCCCGCTGTATAACATCTTTTAAAAATAAGTCAAGCCGTGTATTTCCTAAATATAAATCTAATGATGATTTTGTTTTATAGTCCGGACCTCCCCATGGAGCATCAATGTATAAAATATCAGTATACCAATTATACAGTTTTGTTGAGTCACCGTGATACAATGTAACGTTCTTCAATTTAAAGGTGTTTACATTATTTTGAAGAGCCTCAAAGTTTTCAGAGTCCAATTCAATAGAATGAACATGTTTAAAATGTAGCGCAAATAAAATAGTATCACTTCCTACATTTCCAGTTAAATCTGTAATTGTTTTTGACTTCATATTTTTAACAAGTTGTTTCATATGATGTAACAGTATTTCACCATCTTTTCGCTTAGTCATACTATACTCTCCTTCTTCTGTAACTATCAAATCGTCATATTTTATGCGTTTCTTAAACGGGAAATCATGTTTTCCTGTTCCACGTAATACAAAACGACGTCGTCTTGTTTTCATTATCTATTCTATTTTATTACTTTTCATTCGTTTAAAGAATTGCTGATGTTTAAATTTAATGGATATACATGATCCTAGAACTGTAATTGATTTTCAAAAATTTACGTTTTCTGGTCATTTAAGAAGTCATGTATACAAGGTATTGAATGAAAATATTAAGCTTGGTCATGCGGATTACGCATGTTATTGGAGTCTTGAACTTCTTTGTTCTGGTCTTGTGAACTCATTATGGAATACACTGTTTGAATCCGCAGTTCAACACGTGAATCGGGCAACTCCGAATGTATTATTATATTTGGTAAAGTCTTATGAAAAGTTTTCGCCATACGAACAGCAGTATGATATTATGAGAATGACTGATATACGAAATAATCCAGATGTAAGAAAATTAGTGTGTGAGGTATCTGCTTCAATAGCGATGAGTCGTAAAAATAAATTACCGTCATTACCGCGGATAAAGCCAGAACATGATTTTAATCAAATTACAATTCAGGAAAATTTGAAATCGCCATCTGCGAATTATGCTAGACATCTTTCAAAGGAAAATGATCCGTTAGAACTATATATTCCATTTAATGAGCTTGTATATTGTTTAAAACCAGAATCTCGGGATTTATCGCGAGCGTTATATTGGTCTGCTTGGATTCTATCTTATGCGAAACATTTTAAGCAACAACGAAAAGAACCGTTATTGGCGCATCCGAGGCCGAATCAGTATGTTGATGAATCGGAGTCGCATCATATAGTTTGGATGCTATGGGATACAGTTCACGATGCGGTTAGAAATTCTCCGCAGGCTGGAATTTTGACGCCTTATATTGATTCATTGTTCAAAATGTACTGTCTCCGATGGTCATTGAGCAATTCAAAGCAAAAATTGTGTTTCTATATATGTGCTGTTTTATTTATATGTGAAAGTTCATCGTTAGACATTCATACCGCTATACCTGCTGATTTGATAAAAGTTCATGAGTTAATAGAAAATATTCCACAATGGATTCAGGCAATTCTTCAAACACAGAAGACTTTTTCTTCTTGAAAGAATATACAAATGGCAGTCTTATCGCGCAAGGTTCAAGCATCTATTGTTGCAGCGATCTTGTTCTATGTAATTAGCTCCCCATATACTTATCGAGTCGTCGATAGCCTTGTAGGAACAGTCGTCCGCGCTGTAATCCCTCAATTTGCATCCTTGTTCAAAGTGTCAGAGGCTGGCTGTCCAACTAACTACGGGCTACTCGTCCATGCATCCGCGTTTGGTGTAGTAACTTACGCTCTAATGAGCTATTAAAATAATGAAACTTTGTATTTTTGATACGGAAACTACTGGTCTTCCAATTGATAAGAGCATAGCTGGATGGAAAAAACCGAATAATTGGCCTCATTTGGTATCTATATCGTGGTGTATTTTAAATGGTGATACGAATACGGTTGAAAAATCTCGTTCGTATATTATTTACCCACATAACTGGGTAATACCTCAGAAATCAGCTGATATACATAAAATAACGCAAGAAATAGCGCTAGAACGCGGGTATTATCTTGATACAGTGATGGATGAATTTTTAGCAGAGCGTTATGATGTATTGGTTGCGCATAATATGGAATTTGATAGAAATGTTTTATTTTCAACCTTACGTTGGGACATGGGGCGATTAAATTTTAATATGTTCCAAAAGATTTTTTGCACAATGGCATTCTCGCGAAATATGTGTAAAATTCCTTCCGAACATTACTCTGGATACAAATATCCTAGACTTTCTGAGTTATATAAATATGTATTTGAAAAGGATCCAGACACTACAAAACTGCACGGATCGGATTATGACGTACAAATTCTAACAGAAATTATTCAACACAATAGTCAAATACGGATTGCAATCGGTTTACCGGTAACTGTCCTACAAAGAAATAATGTTTCTGAAAAAAGAAATCCTATCCTCGTCCTTTAAGTTGGCAAATGCGAAAAACATTACTAGAATTTGGGCTTCAGATGGATGGTGTTATATTCCTGAATTTGGAGAACGGCAAAAGTTTATTTACCGTTCTTCAGACGTATTTGAATTTATTAAAGAAACGTGGGATGGTATAATTCCATCAGCGGAGAATATAGAGTCCGTTCAAATTATGAAGATGCCTACTGCTTGGATTGAGAAGACGGAGTGGTCGTGTGAGCGATTTGAACAGACCACGGCAAACAGCAACAATTGAATGAAACTGTATGTGTACTAACTTCAGTAACTACATCCGCTACAACCTTCTTTCCTAGAGTATCGGCATCGGGGCCAAGATCTGTCAAATCACCGATTAACACATCACCAACAACTTTTTTGGCGGTAGGATCACTAACAACCTCAGATATAACATTTTTCGCGGCGGTTTCAACTGATTCAGACATTTCGCGTATTTGTTGAGTATATAGAAACCTTTTTATTCATTAATAGACGAATGGTATTCTTAGATGTATTGTATGTTTCATTATCGACGATAGCTATCATGATTGTGCTTCAATTATTGTATATGGCCGGAATTCGGCTGATCACGCCACCCGAACCCAAGGTTGTTTACCGCGAAGTTCCAGTGTATAAGACGGTTGAAGTTGCTCCACCGGTCCAGCAACCGGTTTTCACGCAACAACGACAAGATGTAGTATTACCAGAATATGAGCCTCGTAAACAAGCTTCAGACGGCTTACGCTTGGACGCCGGCCTTCCGGACGGTATTCAAGAAACGCGCCCCATCGGAACATAAATTTAAGGTTCCTCAAACAAACGGAATTCCCAGTTGGATTGTGTTTACATATGAAAACAATATTCCTGTTTGTGCTTTTATAAGCACACAGGAGTGTCGGAAACTTCCATGTGTAGTTGATGAAAGACTTTGTGGAGATACATTTTTGCGTGTTGAAAAAATTGGAAAACTAGATTTTGTTGTGTCTGATATTTGGATGTATAATGGGAATTGTGTGTTCGCTTGTTCAACGTTTCAACAGCGGTATGAATGGCTTAAATTGTTGTTAAAAACATTTACTTCTTGTGTTGATGGAGTTACTGTAAATCTGATTCATAAATCAGAGTTAGATTTGTCCAAGTCTAAAATTCGCGGATATGAATGTTATTCAGATGAAATAGGAAAGCACGGATGTTTTATAGAAGCGGATAATCTTATGAAAATAAAGAAATTACAATTGCCTGATTGTTATCAAGTTGGTGATTCAGGATATTTGCTTGTACCGGACTTAAAAACATCTGAATATCTTCGTTCGCTTGGAAATGAGTTTGAATTACCGTGCGAAAAAGTGGATGAAGATTCTTGGAAATTGAAAAACGATACTTAATATCGTACTTACACTTTATCTTAAGGTTGTTTAACACTTTGGTCTTTTTGAGGGGTTGTTAATTATAATTTTTGATTTATCCACATAATACGAATATTTTGTATATGGTCCTAAATCAAACTCAATTAGTACTTTCCCGTCGAACTTTCCATTCTCGTAAACAGTGACCTCCTCGATATTATCCTTGTATTCTACGAATGCTTGGTATCGTGTTGTCATCTTTCTAACTGATATTATACATCTTTAACTCAAATAAATCCGTTTTTATCCTTTCATAAAGGTAAATGGCCCGAAAGACTCGTAAAGCAGGTCGCGTAGGAAAACGCCGTCATACTAGACGTGGAGGATATTATGGAGCTACTGGAGCTATAGCGCCTGGAGCTATGGAATGGGGACGTGGATCAGAAATGGGTGATTGGGCGATATCATCCCGCGGTAATAATGCCATCTATGGTTCCGGCCGAAAACGCCGTCGCACACGTCGTATGAAAAAGGCAAAGCGCGGTGGTGATAAGTATGGGTCTGTTTCCGCGTCTTATCAGGGAACCGGCTCTCGTGGAATAATTGACGTCGCTCAGACAACTACAAAGTATCCAACACATGGAGGACCCCAATATGGCGCATTTAATAACCACGGAGCTCAGCCCGGAAGCGGATTCGGTAGCTTCAATAGTTCGCGTGCCGTTTAATTTTCATTGAAAGATAGATAATATGAAGCAGGACACTTTACTTGCTGGTTTGATTTTTGTGGGAACTGCTATATATCTAATCCAAAGAAATGTTGGTCATATGCTTGTTTGGGTTCTTTTAACATATCTGTTCGCAACAGAAATCGGTGAATTGTCCGATACAGTAGCCGTAATTGCCGGTCTAGTTGTAGTATTTCTCATTTCCGCGGTAACAAAAAACGTATGGGAAGGATTTGAAGATGGTGAACGTAAAGATGAATCTAAACCGGAACCGGCACCTCCAAAAACTTCAGACCCACATGTAGATATCGGAACAACAATTCTTCACGCTTATCGTAATTTAAGCCCTGAACAGATCGGTGGAATGCGCCGTGACACAAAAGAACTTATGGAACTGCAAAAAGAATTAATGGGTTCTTTGTCTGAAATGAAACCGGCCATTGAACAAGGCGCAGAACTTCTGAAGACATTTAGTCACTTTTTTGGAAAGAACGAGTAAACCATCTTGTTAGATATTTTTCATAAATAGTAACATAATTTGACGCCTTAAGTACGATATCATAGAAATCCGCACCATCATCAAGTTTTACTTCTTTAATTAACTTTGGAGGAACATTCGGAAGGATTCCAATAATATCTATTCTTTTTCACTTCAAATATTCTATCTTTAGAAATAGCTATATCAAGTGAAGGTATATATAGTTCCTGAACCTTATATCCGCGGGGGTCATGAATAAAATCATCTGTAACAGTTAACTCCCAAAGTTGTGCTGTAGTCATCTTGAAGTAAATATGATTACAATTTGTAAATTCGTTTTAAGCGCTCCATACCATCTGCGTAAACGAATACATGATACGTTGGGTCATTTGTTGAAATGAATGGACCGTCAATGAAACGAACAATGTTCACCCATTCGCGGAGATCTGCGTTTAGCATTTGAAATTCAAACCAATCTAACCATATATTTATGCATTTATAAAGCGAAAACATAAACATTATAGTTGGTTTTTCAAAAATGTACAATAAATAAATAGGATGTATAACCATATCAATCCAAAGACTTAATTTTTCAAGCCAACTTTCTTTCAGAAAAACACGCGAAAGTTCAACATATTTATCTGCCTTTTCAAAATAATCAGACTCAAGAAGAATCATTTTTGAAAGCTGTATGTTCGTCAGATTCTTCATATCCGCTAATTACAAATCCTTCAGAAGGAAATTCTTCTTCTTCTAACGTTTTTCCATCCAAATATTTCCAAACAATTGGGCTACATCCAGTTACAGATGTCAAATAATCACTATCAACGCGGTCTCCAGAACGAACTACAGAATCAATACTTGCTGTAACATCAAGCGTTTCATGAGGATATACTGCGCCAATCCAAAGCCATGGAACTTTTGGCATTTGAATTTTATGTACAGGGTCATTTCCGTGCCACACTTTGTAAAACATTCTAAATATTGCAAAAAGTAGAGCATAAATATATCGAATTGTTGGATAAAACATTTATTTTAAAATAGTGAGTTCGTTGAAAGTGGTAGAGCATCCGCCTGCTTCAACTGAGAAACCATTTTATCTCTATTTTTCTTATTATCACCGGTCAATGGCATAAACTTTTCCTGAACATAGGACATCGCCATTCTATCAATTCCAAGACCTAGTGAAATAGCGGACGCAAGCGCTACAATAATAAATGGGGTTGCGACAATTGCCCATGATACAATGCCCAAATCAACACCACATAGCGCATCTAGAATTACAACACCCACAACCGCCATCACAACTTTGAACGCGGCGGTTACAAATAGGCCTAGAGATACATCAAGGCCGATGTGGATTACAGAATAAAGAAGATACAAAAGCGCCGGCGGACATAAATTTTCAATAAAACGCATCTTCACACTATTTACATTCAAAACAATAAAAAATGAACGACAATGTTTCTATGGTTATGTCCTTGACCGGATGTTCGGAAATTGAGGCAACTACAGCACTTGAGAAAACAGGAAATGATACTGTAGATGCGGTTGAATTTATTTTTGATTTACATAAAGCAATTCCACCGCCACCGCCCCGTAAAAAGAGAGCATTGGATCCCATTCAGGAACATCTAGCGGACATGAGGGTTATTTTGGAAAAGATGGATCGTGATAGGGAAGCTACTTCCGCAAGTCGACACGGTTATGAGGGACAAGTCGAGCTGAAAACCCGCCACGAAGAAACGGCTCAACAAAATAATTGCTCTCCGCAATGTCAGACTCCTTCTCAGGAATAAGTGGCTCAAACACAGGGAATGGCTTATCAGTCACAGTCTGAATACTTTTACGATTCGCGGTTGAATGCCCAAACATTACACGACTTTGATCATCAATATAATCAATTGTTCCGAGTCCAAGGAATGGTGTTGTAGCAAATGGACGCGCGAATACTTGCTTCGGACCCTTGGTTCTTGCAGTTCCAGGTGCCCCAAACAATAATTCACTTTGAGTTTCAATTCCACATCCACCTGGAGAATTTCCATATCCGCCTTGAGGAATTAATCCCGGGTGTTCAGAAGCGGTACGAATTCCGGAATCATTTCCGCATCCCCCCTGACCTAACCAAGCAAATAACCCTGTTGTATTCGCCTTCGATTGTTCGTTGTGACCCTGAATGTCTCTAGAAGCTTCTCCTTGGCGAGAATTTGCATAGAAAAATGGAAGTCCAGTATTAGAAGTCATCCTTTACAAATTGATTTAGAAAGTAAATGATTTAATATACTATACAATGTCATATTGGGGATTTCATTTAATGATTGATGCTAGAAACTGTCTCGGCCACTCTATTCGGTCTAAGCAAATTATTCACAATTTCACAAAGGAACTTGTAAAAAAGATCGACATGGTTCCATTTGGGGAACCGCAAATTGTTCACTTTGGATCAGGAAATAAGGCCGGATACACGTTAGTTCAACTCATTGAAACATCTAATATCTGTGCCCATTTTGTAGAAGAGACAAATGATATGTATTTGGATGTATTCAGTTGTAAATCATTCTCAAACACTGACGTAACCCAAACTCTTTATAAATATTTTTCACCAGAATATACGAATATATATTACAGGGTTCGCACCGCTAAAAACGAACTTTCAAGAACCTCTCCTAAATTACAGTAGATATGATCCAAATTCAACCATGTGATTGGCAAGAAACAGATATTAACTATAAATATGTAGTTGACGTATATGGAAGAACAGCCGATAAAGAAGTTGTTCGTGTTCGTATTACTGATTTTAAACCATACTTTTATTTGAAGTGTTGTGAAAAAGACACTGTTAGCAAAATTCGAGAATCTATTCGAAATGCATGCCAGAAACCATTTCTTGATGTAACGATTACGCGTGAAATGAAACTTGACGCAATGAATGGATTTTCTGGGCTTATTCCTATTCCTGTCTGGAAATTGACATTTTCAAGTTTATGGACATTTAAGACTGTTTCAAAAGTTTTAAAGAATTCTAGTTACGAATCAAATCTTCCTCCACTTTTGCGACTATTTCATGAATTGAATTTAAGTCCGGCGTCTCCAATTGAATTTGAAGAAATAGATGCAGAAGATCCAGATGATGATACAAACGTAGATATTTGTTATACAGTATCATATACTGATATTAAATCATGTCCGGCCACAATTCCACTCTATATTGCGGCGTATGATATTGAAACGTATTCATCAACAGGAAACTTTCCATTGGCTTCTATTCCCGCGGATGAAATTATGCAAATTGGTGTAAGTTTTCGGTCTACCGAAGATTTATTAAAATCTAAAAAGAGGTATGTATTTGTATCAGGCGATTGTATTCCATATGATGATCCTGATATTGTATCTTGTAAGAATGAAAAAGACCTTTTAAGAAAATTTGAAGAATGTATTCATAATGAAAATCCAGATATCATTGCGGGGTATAATACATTCGGGTTTGACGATAGTTATATCGCAGACAGAGCAATCTATAATAAAATAAATCTAAATTTTGGCAGACATGATTATACTCCTTGGAAGACTGATCTTGTGAAAACTGAAAAGAAAACATTTGAACTTGCTAGTGGAAAGTTTGCTGTTCGGTATATTGAAATGGCCGGAAGATTACCGATTGATTTATTACTGAGTATTCGCAGAGAGCATAATTTAGATAGTTATAAGCTTGATAATGTAGCAAATACAGTCTTACGAGATAAAGTATTAAAAGTTGAAAAGTTAAATACCGAATGTTTATCCATATCCTTTGGACAACAAGAAACATATGAAATTCATACAAAATCTACACGCGGATTATTTGTTGGGAATTATGTTCAATTTGATATCGTTACAAATACTGTAAATCCATATAATAATGGTAAAAAATACAAGATAAAAAATGTATATTCAAAAAAATTTACAATTCAAGTAGAACTCGTTGGAGAAAGGTTATTTGAAGATTTAGAAAAAGATGAATTGAGTAAACTTGCTTGGTCGTTTACGAAAGACGATATTACCGCGGTTGAAATGTGGAGTTCTCATCATGGAAGTCCAGAATCTAGAAGTCGGGTAGCAAAATATTGTATTCAGGATTGTGACCTTGTTATAACGCTTATGGCAAAGTTGGATACACTTGTGAATGCTCGGGGTATGGCGGATGTTTGTAAGGTGCCGATTCAATATATCTTTCTCCGCGGACAAGGTATTAAGATTTATTCTGCAGTCGTTTATAACGCATCAAAGCGTAACCAAATCATCGTGACACAAGAAAGTATTGAGGGAGATGTTAGTTATGAGGGGGCAATTGTTCTTCCTCCAAAAATTGGAATGTATCTAGACCAGCCGATTCCTGTATTGGATTTCAATTCGCTATATCCATCCAATATGATTGCATTTAATTTATCACCGGACACACTATTGTTTGTAAAAACATATGATATGACCGGAAAGCTCTTGAAACATGAAGGAAAAAACGCAGATGATTATCCAAACTTTAAAGTTGATGAAATTAGTTATGATTTGAAAAACGATGATGGGAAGTCAGTAGGGCGCGTAGTATGTGGTTATATTCAACCAACGGATGATCCAAATACAGTTGGATTACTTCCGCTATCGCTAGATATTCTTCTTAAAAAGCGAAAAGAGACGCGAAAGAAGATGGAAACAACGGAAGATGACGCGCAAAAATCAGTATTGAATGGTCTTCAACTTGCGTATAAGGTTGTTGCTAATTCTGTATATGGTCAGTGTGGTTCAAAAACAAGTCCGATTCGTAAATTTGAAGTAGCGGCATCTACAACCGCTGTAGGGCGAATGAAAATTCACGAAGCAAAACAAATTGTGGTATCTGAATTTGGAGCAGAAGTTATATACGGGGATAGTGTGGCATCATATACACCAATACTTTTCAGAGTTATAAATGATATTTCAATATTAAGCATAGAAGAATTGGGTAATATTTGTGGAGAATCGGAATGGAAACCATGTACGGATAGAGACAAAGAATATGTTGAACTTCAAGACGTAGAATCATGGACGGAAGAAGGATGGAAACCAGTGTATAGAGTTATTCGTCATAAACTTGCGCCGCATAAAAAGATGGTTCGTGTATTAACTCATACAGGACTTGTAGATGTTACAGATGATCATTCATTATTACGACTTGATGGATCTGAAGTTTCATCTAAAGAACTCAATATTGGAGATGAATTATTACATGCGGAATATCCAGAAACAGATTGTGTAGATATGTTTACTGAAGATGAGGAAAGAATTGTAGGATTCTTTATTGGCTGTGGAATTTGTGATACGTCATGGTCTTTGAATAATGAGAATATTGAACTTCTTGAAAAATATAAAAAATTATGCAAAGATGTATTTCCAGTATTTGATTGGACTATTATTCCAGAAGAACACAAACTCGTACCACTAACATACAAATTGTTTGATTTGAAAGATTTTATTAAAAGTTATAGACGTATTTACTATGTTGGTGAACGTAAAAATATTCCCGCGTTACTTTTGAACGGACATAAAAAATATCAACAAGCATTTTGGGAAGGATTCTGTGATGCAAATTGTTATATTAGATTTGATACAAAAAATGAACCAATACGTGCTCAATTATCGTTTATAGGTCATCGCCTTGGGTATTCTGTGTCGTTTGATGAAGGAGATATTACTTCTATGAGTTATACAAAAATAATACATCATACAAATCCAAATGCTATTAAAAAGATGTATGAAATTCCGTATGAAGGGTATGTATATGATTTAACAACCGATAATCATCACTTTCAGGCCGGTGTTGGAAAAATGATTGTTCATAATACAGATTCAATATTTGTGAAGTTTCCAACGAAAGACCTTCAAAAATCTATGGATATGGCGAAGAAAGCGGCGGAGAAAATTACATCATTGTGTAGAAAGGCTCATAGGATTGAATATGAAAAAACATTCTATCCATTCATTCTATTTTCGCGAAAACGGTATGTTGGAATGATGTATGAGGATGATATTCACAAGTGTAGCCGAAAGTCAATGGGTATCGCGCTAAAGCGTAGAGATAATGCGCCAATAGTTAAGGATATTTACGGCGGAGCGCTAGATATTCTTCTAGAAAAGCGAGATATTCGGCTGGCTCAAGAGTTTGTTCAAAATATGTTAGTTAAAGTATTGAAAAATGAAATACCTCTCGAGAAATTCATTGTAACAAAACAACTGCGAGATGATTATAAAAATCCAGGGCAAATAGCTCATAGAGTATTGGCCGATCGTATGACAGAACGAGATGCCGGAAGTGCTCCACAGGTTGGAGATAGATTACCATATATTTATGTTTCTGAGCGTTCAGATAAGAAAAAACAGGGAGACAAAATTGAACACGTTGATTATGTCCGTGCACACAATTTGAAACCGGATACTGAATTTTATATCACAAACCAAATACAAAATCCTGTAGCACAGTTATTTGCGCTGGCATTGGAAGATTTAAACGGATATGTTGAAAGAGTTGACTACAAGCGGTTATTATCAGAAACAATAGAGGCCGGAGAAGATGAAGAAGATTCTACAATTTCAATTTTGAAACAAAAAGAAAAGGAATTGGAGACTTTAATGTTTATGGGTGCTCAGTATTTGAAGAAATGGAAAAGAGGCCCAATTGATAAGTATTTTCAAAGAAAATGATGATATATAAAATATGGAAACTGCGGAAAATAGACTTTTAAATTTTTGCGATAAAGTTTTTCAAAGTATTAATTCTTTACATGAACAATTTCAATCGCTTCCTACATCGGATAGAGTAAGAATTATTGATAGTATTATAAGCATTAATGCATCACTATTGTCTATATATTATCGCGCTTACCAAACATCGCGAAGCAATATTGGTATTTTACCAAGTTTAAGATTTGCGTTTAGTGATTTATTTGAGCCTGTGTTGGTTATTCCAACTCAAGAACAAATTAATAATGCGTTGATTCCTATTGAAAGTGCTTCTGGAAATTGTGCTATTTGTCAAGAACAATTTTCTTCAAACGTCGTGAAGTTGCGACATTGCGAACACGCTTTTCACCGGAATTGTATTTCGCAATGGTTTCGCTCAGCGACGAGGTGTCCTGTTTGTAGGCATGATATTCGCGAAGAGGGTCCGGAAGATCGAATGACTTCTGTTTCAGAATAAACATAATTTCAGGTGAAATATTTTTAGGAGGGTTTATATATTTCGGAATTTGGTCTGATGCGCCATATTGAATACGATGAATCATTCGGCGAATATCATATTGGCATTCTTTCAATAACGTAGGAATGTCTTCTTTTGGAAATAATTTTTGAACATCTTGAGGTCGGGGTGGAAAACATTTGATAATTTCAATATGTTCTGAATTTCTTTTAAAAATTGTAGGCAATTCATTTCCTGTAAAAATTATAGGAACAACTCTCTTTGTATCCTTTACCCAATCTACAATTTTATTTTGAGCATGTGGGTCTGATCCATCAACTTCATCTAATATTACACATGTTTTACGAGTTTTATTTCCATTTAAAAACGACATAATATTAACCGAATTCCGCGTTGAATCGCGGATTCTATCTACGTCTTCAAAACTACGAATGCTCTTACTGGCATTAATTTCTAATGGATCAAACCCAAACGTATTTGCGGCGCATAATGCCATTGTTGTTTTCCCAATACCAGGTGGACCGGACAAAAGAACTGCTTTTCTAAATGGTTCTTTTGTTAGGTAATTTTCTAAAACCGTCTTCGCTTCGTCATTTCCAAAAATTTCAGATAAATGAGTTGGTCTATAAATTTCAGAATACATTTATTATTTAATATAAGTGTTATTTAAGCATTAATACCGGATAGGCTCGTACAATAGATTCATATGTACCCATAAACTTTGCATTTTCCAGAATTTGAGGATTCATTAAATAATGATGAAGAGCAAATGGAGTTCCGCAAAAGTCTTGTCCACATCCTCCACACCCGCTACGGTAACCTGCGTTCCAACAATATGCTGAAATGTTAATTGTTGCGTGATGGTAATTCATATTATGAAAAAAACGGCGAATATGTGTAAGTCTATTAAGCATTGTCATATATTTCTTCACATCTGTAAAAGTCACAGCTATAACCGCAACATGATGTATGATGACTGTCTTTTAAAACAATACAATATTCATCTCTTTTTGTTTTAGATAATTTAAATTCATAAACTAAAGATTCCGTCTCTTTATACGTATATTCATTATTCTTAATGTGTGTTGGTTTTGTTTTATCAAACACACAGCATATGGTCTCAGGAATAAGTAGTGACAGAATCTTTTCACTCATTCTTAACTTACAAATGTTTTAAATCCATTTTTAATGGAAAAATAGAATTTTCCTTTTTTTGTTTTAATAACTGAATTTAATTCGACTATCGAATGCTTCCTTTACTCTTCCAGAGTATGTTACATCATCGATATTTGTAAACCAATGAACAGCTACTAATCCAATTTTATCGGTATAATAATCCCCTTGTTCCGGATATAATCTGAACACATACATGATATTCTTGTAGGCTTCGTTCCAAGAAACTGCGAATATGTAAATTTCTTGATTTTCAAACGGATCATCTTCAACATTCGCCATGCCGACATGGATTATTTCCATGTTATTTGGCCTTTCGAAAATTCGAGAATCACTTCGTTCGAACAAGTTATTCACATGGTTCATCAGAACCTTTGAATCGGTTACTTGCGTCATGTTTGCTCATCTACTATTCATACTTTTATGATTAAAAAATCCGTTTTTATGCACAAACTCCAGACCAGTCAGTACCACATGTATTCGCTAAATTACATCGCGCAGATACAGTATTTAGAGTAGGCGCATCTGGGTCAAACGGCATACATTTTGTGGAATATTGAGGTTCACACATTTTTGTGCCCATATTATATGTCCAATTATTTGGGCACTTGGACATTGACTTTATCGTTGGCGTGACAACCATTTGTGGGTTAATAACTAGTTTGTAGACCACTAGAAAAAGAACAGTGAATAAAATTGTTAAAACGGCGGTTGACACTGGTCTCATTTATATATAATGTTGTTTTATAGTATAATATGCATCAATATTATTGAATTTAATTTTTATTACTTCCAAGTCTTCAAATGTATATTCAATAATGAATAAATCGTCATCGAAATCCATCGAATAATCCCGCGTTTCATCAAGTCTCGTCATAATTTTTGTTCCTTTAACAGTCTTTTCAACTTTTAAAGAAGTTAAATCATCGAAAATTATGAATTCATAATACGAAATACACTGACAATCGTCCGGTTCACATAAACAATAACACAATCCATCATCAATTAATTCAACTCTTTCATTATTATTGAAAAGTTTAATGTCATTCGGTTTTAAAATAAATGCGCATTTGGCCATTTAAGTATATTTTGGATTAATTAGAATAAATCCGTTTTTACAATGGCGGCGCAACATGTTTTTAATACATATTTTCGAGATACACCGAATCCGCTGGTTCGGCACCATTTAGATTCGTATGCCGATTTATTAAAAACTAAAATTCCAAAATTTATTGAAGGAACAAACCCTCGCCATTTGCTTCTTGAAGATGGTAGAGCAATTGACATTTATATTGGCGGTAAAACGTCTGACAAACTTACGTATTTACCCCCAGTAGATGAAACAGATAATGCATTTCTACCACACATGTGTAGATTAGAAAATAAAACATATGCGTTGGAAATTCGCGCAGATATAGATGTTGAATATACGATAGATTCTGAAGTAACTCTTAAAACATTTCCAAATATTTTAATCGGGCGTATTCCGCTGATGTTGAAAAGTTCTTACTGTCATTTGTCCACAATGACATCAGAGGAATTGTATGAGGCTGGAGAATGTAAATTTGAATTGGGTGGGTATTTTATTATTGGTGGAGCTGAAAAAGTTCTTCTAACGCAGGAAAGACTTGGAGAAAACATGTTTTACGCATCTAAGCGTCCAGTTCAGCCAAATAAAGCTCCAGCCGGAAAATCTCTTGTTGAAAAGGAAAAAGTTTCAAAGTTAGAAGGCGCTACAAAGGATGATAAATATGAGTATGTTGCGGGAATACGGTCTGTTTCAGAAGATGGAACGAAAGGACCATATTCTCATTTTTTAATTATTCCGCCAGAGAATCGCAAACCGGACGATTTAAGCGGAGTAACAGACTATTCCCAATTTTCAACGCGTAGATTGGCTGTGATCACACTGCCCGGATTTACGCAACCGGTTCCACTTATAAGCGTATTTTATGCTCTTGGTTTAACAACAGACCAAGATATTTATGACGCAATATTACATGATGTTCCTCAAAATGATAGAACACGATATGATGAAATGTTCATGGAATTATTATTATCACACGATGAGTTTGTCAGTCAGGAAATGTTAAAAGAAGATGATAAAGATCAAGATCCAAATTTACTGTTTTTACGTCGTCAAACCCGTACAAGAAGTATAGAAGGTGTATACATTAATCTTTTTACAGACCTATTTCCGCATTGCGAACCGCTAAAAGATGAATCTCCGGCCTCATTCTATCGTCGCAAGTCGTATCTTGTCGCACATATGTGTCGTATGGCCATGGATGTTGCAATTGGTATTAAGCCAAAGACAGACCGAGACCATTTAAGATATAAACGTTTGGTTGCTTCAGGAGATTTATGTTTTCAAGAGTTTAGGCGAATATATAAGGATGTCGCGAGTCGCATGTTGACTGAATTGGATTCACGCGTTCATTATGAGCAGGCAGTTTATAAGGGCAAGAAATTGTTGGATTTGATTCAGGATGAAAATATTTCGTATTATTGGCGATACAATACGTTTATGAACGAAATTGAGAAATCGTTTAAGGGAAAATGGGCAAAAAAATACGATGGAGTTGCCCAAGAATTAACTAGATTTGCATATGTTGGAACTATTGCGCAATTAAGACGTATCAATGTTGATATGGATAAGGGAACAAAAATTACAGAGTCTCGCAGAATTCATTCTAGTTCTTGGGGATTGATGTGTCCATCTGATAATCCAGACGGTGGTGGAATTGGGTTGACAAAATCGTTAACACTTTTATGTTCAATTTCAACAGCATCTTCTTCCGCGGATATATTGAAGGAATTGCAATCATATTCTGGATTTATTCCATTAAGTTTAATCAACCCATCCAAATGGAATCCTTCTTGGACACATGTATATTTAAATTCTGATTTTGTGGGCGCTATTTCAAAAAATACTGAATCGCTTCATAAAAATTTAATTTCAAAACGAAGGGCCGGTGAAATCAATAAATCTGTATCTTTATGTTGGAATAGAATTGATAATGAGTATATTATTTTTACAGATGCTGGGAGACCAATGCGTCCGCTATATCAGGAAGGAGTTACAGAAACACAAATTAAAAATGCGAAGAAATGGAATGATATTGAATCACACATGGATCTAATTGATTCACAAGAGTCTGAAAGTTTGCGAATTCAGATGGAATCCTTTTCTCAAACAAAACTTTCCGAAATTCATGGACTAGCAATATTTTCATCAAACACATCAATTCTTCCAAATTCAGATTTTAATCCAGCAACAAGAAATGCGTTTAGTTGCCAACAAATGAAACAAGCCTGCTCATGGTATAACACCGCATTTAACAAACGATTTGATACAATAGCAACTTGGTTAAATAATGCTCAACGTCCGCTATCTCAAACTTGGACATATAATCCAATAATGGGATGTCTTCCTTATGGGGAAACTCCAATCGTAGCACTCATGATTTATGGCGGATATAACCAAGAAGATTCCGTTCTTTTGAATGAAGGGTCACTAAGTCGCGGAATGTTTGGAACAACATACTATCACTCATACGACCCAACAGAAAGCATGATAGATGTAGCAACACGATCTCACACAGAATTTGGAAATGTAGCAACAGACCCAAAATATCGCGAAACAGTAATACGTAAAGAAGGTTATAATTATGACCTTTTAGATTCAGATGGAATTATTAAACAAGGAAGTCACGTTGACGACAAAACAATCTTAGTTGGAATAGTAAGCCCAATAACCAAGGATGGACAAGTAACTGGATTTCGCGATAATTCCGCAATTCCAAAGAAAGGCCAACATGGTATAGTAGATTGCGTTTATCGCTACATAACAGCAGAGGGACTTCGTGGAGTCAAAATAAGAATCGCAGAACATAGAGTGCCGGTCCTTGGGGATAAATTTTCGGCCAGACATGGTCAAAAGGGTACTGTAGGTATGAGAGTAGCGGAAGAGGATATGCCATTCACAAAAGATGGATTACGACCGGACATGATTGTAAATCCACACGCTTTTCCGTCGCGTATGACCATTGGTCAGTTTGTAGAAACGATGTCATCAAAAGTTGCTGTTCATTTGGGCGCTATTGCGGATTCAACACCATTTTCTACTCAAAATAGAGTTGGTGAAATGAAAGAATTATTGTTGCGTTTGGGATATCACCCATATGCCCATGAAAATTTGTATAATGGTCAAACTGGTGAATTAATTGAGACTGAAATTTTTATTGGCCCAACATATTATTTGAGGTCTAAGTTGATGGTGGAGGATAAAATAAATTATCGCGCCACAGGACCGAAAAAACTATTAACACATCAGCCGGTAGAAGGGCGTTCCAATGACGGAGGGATGCGAATCGGAGAAATGGAACGGGATTGTTTGATTTCCCACGGAATATCCTCATTTTTGAATGAAAGTTTAATGGAACGGTCCGATAAAACAGAATTACTTTTTAATAAAGATGAAGGAAAATTAGATGCAAAATCAGATACTGATAATATAATTCTAAGCGCCCCATACACATTGGGTCTTACTGTTCACGAGCTAGAAGCTATGCATATTTCAGTTACGCTTGTGCCGACGTGATCTTTTTCGCGAACGACGCTTTCTAGTTGCACCCACTTTCTTTTCTACAAAAAATCCTAATTCTGGACTAACTGGACGCGGTCTGCCCTGACGACCCTGCTCTGCCGAAGTAACTTGCTCTGGAGTTGGCTTTTTTGGTACTAAACCATGATATGCCAACTGTTCCAGCGCTAAATTTTTTTGAGACCGTTTCCTCTCCATTGTTAATACTACCATGAAAATGAATTTTCCCCGACCCTAATATATGGACTCTAATATGGCTGAACACATGTATGTTATTAAACGAGACGGCTCGCGTGTACCTGTTTCGTTTGATGAAATTTTATTACGCATTAGAGACTTGTCTCAAGGGCTTGACCACGTGAATCCTGATCTAGTTGCGCAAAAGGTATGTAATCAGCTTAAAGATGGAATGAAAACAAGCGAATTAGATGATTTTGCCGCGGAAATATGTGCAATGATGCAAGCCAGATATCATCCAAATTATGGAAAGCTTGCTGGACGCATTCTAATCGATAATCATCATAAAAATACGCCTAGCACCTTATTAGACTGTGTAGAAGAACTCTATCATGGTTCTGTCCAGTTGATTTCTGATAAATATCATGATTTGGTTTGTAAACATCAAAATGAGTATCAGTCTTTAATTGATTATTCCCGCGATTTCAACTTTGATTATTTTGGTTTCAAGTGCTTAGAACGCGGGTACATTCTCAATCAGAATGGAAAGATTATTGAACGGCCACAGCATATGTGGATGCGAGTTGCGATTCAAATTCACGGAGAAGACATTGAACGTGTCGCAGAAACATATGATGCGTTATCGCTCGGATATTTCATTCATGCAACTCCCACGTTATTTAATTCTGGAGGGCTAAAACCACAATTGAGTTCGTGTTTTCTAGTTAGAATGGATGATGATTCGATAAAGGGAATTTATAAGACTCTTGGAGACTGTGCACAAATTTCAAAGTGGGCTGGAGGAATTGGATTGTCGGTTCATAATATCCGTGCCAGCGGTTCAAAAATTAAGGGAACAAATGGAAATTCTACAGGTCTTGTTCCAATGCTAAAGGTATTCAATGATACTGCTAGATATGTGAATCAAGGCGGTAAAAGAAATGGTTCTTTCGCAATATATTTGGAACCGTGGCATGCAGACATTGAAGATTTCTTATGTCTCAAACTAAACCAAGGAGCGGAAAAAGACCGAGCAAGAGATCTATTTTACGGTCTTTGGATTCCGGACTTATTCATGAAACGTATTGAGGCAAATGAAGATTGGACATTAATGTGTCCAAATGAATGCCCGGGTCTTGAAGATGTATGGGGAGACAAGTTTGAAGAACTCTATACACTATATGAAAAGGCCGGAAAAGGGCGTAAGACAATTCCAGCTCAAAAACTATGGAGGATGATTTTAGATTCGCAAATTCAAACCGGAACACCCTATTTATGTTACAAGGATTCCGCAAATGCGAAATCAAATCAACAAAATCTAGGAACAATTAAAAGTTCAAATTTATGCTCCGAAATCATTGAATATACAAGCCCAGAAGAGACTGCTGTATGTAATTTGGGTTCTATCGCTCTTACAAAATTTGTAGAATTCATAGAATACCCTGGAATGCCTCCGGCATTTAATTTCGAGAAACTGCGGAAATACACAAAGATTCTAGCCCGCAATTTGGACATTGTAATTGACAAGAATTTCTATCCTACACCAGAAACACGAAATTCTAATATGAAGAACCGACCAATTGGAATTGGTGTTCAAGGATTAGCGGATGTATTCGCATTGATGCGACTTCCTTGGACAAGTAAAGAAGCGAAAGACCTTAATCGTGACATATTTGAAAATATGTACTATGCCGCAGTAGAAGCAAGCGTTGAACGTGCAGAAGAACTTGGGAAGTATACATCAGCATATCATGATGTAATCACACAATCTTATCCAACATTCTTTGGTTCTCCAATGTCAAAAGGCTTGCTACAATTTGATTTGTGGAATGAAACTCCTCGTTTAGATTGGACGAATTTGCGGAATAGAGTTAAGAATGGAATTAGAAATTCGCTGTTAATTGCTCTCATGCCCACTGCTTCTACATCTCAAATTTTAGGAAATAATGAATGTTTTGAACCGTTCACAACAAATATATACACACGTGCTGTATCGGCCGGAACATTCATTGTTGTAAATAAATATTTAGTTGATGATTTAACACGTCTTGATCTTTGGACTCCGAATATCAGACTTCAAATTATTGATAACAATGGAAGTATTCAAAATATTTCGGAAATTCCAGAAAGCCTGCGGGAATTGTATAAGACTGTTTGGGAAATTCCTCAAAAAGTATTGATTGATATGGCAAGGGATCGGGCTCCATATATTTGCCAATCGCAATCTTTGAACTTATTCCTCGCTCAGCCCACATATGCAAAAATTTCAAGTATGCATGTGTATGCTTGGAAGCTGGGATTAAAGACGGGATGCTATTATCTAAGGACTAAGGCCGCCGCGTCTGCGCAAAAATTCACGATCGAGGCCAAGGATCCGACAGAATGTCTCACCTGCTCATCTTAAAGAATTTCTCTTTATTGAAATATAAAATGGCTGAAGCATATTCCAACGCTGGTCCTTTGAATGGAACCGCTGCAAACGCTGCACCTGTAGGTGGTCGTCGTCACCGTTCGTTAAAGAAAGTATCCGCAAAGACGATTCGTCGTACTCTGCGCAAGATGGGCCTGAAACCCAAGGGTCGCGTTGTCCTAAAGGGTGGTGAAGGTGAGGCTCCGGCCGCGTCTACACCGGCTGCTCCGGCTGCGGAAGGCGGTCGCCGACGCCGCCACACTCGCCGTCATGGAGGACGTCGCCACCATTCCCGCAAGCACACCCGCTCTCTTTTCGGGCTTCGCTATTAAGAACCTCTCCAATTTCAGAAACAACCGCAAATAGTTTTTCATTAAATCCAAAATGACATCCATTGGGTTCCTTGAATTCAGGTATTTTGCGTGAAGAAGTATTTTTAGGATGTGTTAAACTAACAATAACCTCCTGCGGAGAAATCTCTCGACACATTTGTTCGCGACCGCTGATAAATGAGTCTCCTTCCGCGATATGTACTGTATCGTCAAATCCACGCTCTTCCCAAAACTTTTTAGTAAAAACCAATGTAGCCTCCGAAACTCTTTGTGATATAGGAAGCGTTATTGGCGGAACGTTCATGAATGATGAATACTTCGTAATATCATAACACGGAATTGTAGTACAATATCCACATTGTTTTGCCGGCTCCTTCATAAGCATAGCAACCCGCTGTAATACAGAATTGTTTGGATAAACATCATCATCATCTACCATAACAATATAATCATACATTGCCCGCTGAACACCTAAATTACGCTTTTCTGAAATAGTCATTTTTTTATCACAGCGGACATATACAACATTTGGAACTCCAATAAGTGTATCCTCAATTGAATCATCGCCATCATCTACAATAATCCACTCCATCTTGTCCTCTGGATATGATTGAATCATATATGAGTATTTCGCTAGAGGCATAAATACACGTCTATCGCGGGTAATAGTAATAATAGATACGTCCGGAAGACTCTCTTCTTTTGGTAATGTATCCTTCAAAACATAATTAAAATCAGTCCTCATTGTATTTTCAATAAATGCTCGCATATTACTGACCCACGTAGTATGACGCTTCTCATAACGCTCTCGTGAAACCATAGTTGCGCGCTTATGCTCATTAAACGTCATACTAACATATTTTCGCAATACACTAACGATAGAAGAAACAGATGTATCAACATATGTTCCAAAACAATCCGGTTGCTCAACTGAATGATGAACTTCACCGTAAAAAATTCCAAGTTCTTCAGGACCAACAATATCCTGTCGAAATGGTTCAATGGGAGATACAATTAAATTACATCCGGCTGACATCGCCTCATTAATCGCATGACCAAATCCTTCACATAGCGATAAACAAATACATAATCCGCATTCTTGAAACAATTCGTCATATTCAGTCTCTTTCATAATCTTCGAATGTAAAACAACTTTGTCAGTAATATTTGATGGAACAGATACTTGAATAGCAGTCGGATCATAAACAACATTCAAAACAGGAAGTTTAGAATATAACTCCGAATGCTCTTCCTTGAACTTTAAATACGCTTGAAATAACGGTTTAGGATGGCGGTAAATATTTTTACCGACCGGAACAATCGCCTTATAATAGTTCTTTCGCTCTTTTAATACTTTATCAATACTCGTCCAACCAACATATGTAACAGGAGTATCGGTTACTGTTTTAAATACTCGTTCAGCCTCATGAGTCTTTACCCAAATTTCATCAACCATGTCCAAATATGGCTTCCAAGTTTTATAAGTCCATTCGATATTCGGAATCCAAATATTTTTTTTAGCAAACGTGAATAGTGACGCGTTTATAACTTCTAGAAAAATGTTATAATCCGCTTCAGGGCATTCTGGAAAATTAAAATTTACACCAGTAATTTTTACATTATCTCCAAATACTGCGGTTAGAATTCCTCTAAGAATTGAGGCATCTTGCGATAACCCAGTTCCTTTTCGTGAATTATACACGATATTTACTCTCATATTAATTTACTTTAATTTGCTTTCGTGTAAGTCTACCGCGGGGTGGATGTCTAATTGTTTTAGCTTTTGAGTTTGTATATTGAAGATACCGTTTCCAATCTTGAATATCGCGAGAAATACATTGGTTTAAAAAAACACACGGGCGGTCTCTCCACCATTTCGCGTCTTGGCCAGTCCATTTCCAAAATTCTAACAAGTCTTTTATTTCTCGAGCACTATCCAATTCTGTTGTTTGAATTAATTTACGACATTCAGCTTTTTGAACTAAGGAACCATATCCATAATACGGACTGAATAAATCCTTTTTATAAACACCATCTTCAACCGCAATTCCACTCCCACTCCAACCTACTTTCTCAATTGGGCGAAATGAATCCCATGTAGGCTCAAAAATATATAACTTTCCTTGATATTTTCCATAGACTGTTCCGTTAAATTCCACAAGGTCCATTGGTTTAATCATTTAAAAACAATAAACTACATTTAACGTATGGAAACTGTAGTTCAGTTAAGATATTGGGGAAAGGATATACTTAAAGACCGAGAATCTGAAAAAAAATGCGCAGATATTTGGTTAAATATTGAAGTGTTGGAGGAAGGTTTCTCACTTAATGAGGCAAAAAATAAATATATGGAATGTATTCACACATACAGCGAAATATTATCAAAAAAATGATTTAAGCTCACCAGTTCGAGTTCCATACACGCCTACATTCATAGGATTCGCGATTGGTGGCGCAAATTCTTCCAAATCCTTCAAATAAAACTTATGAAAATCTACTTCTGAATAAATTTTAGCAGACGCATATCCAATTACGCGTTTATTTAATTCTTCTAATTCTTGGGCTACTCTTTGAGGGTTATTCTGTCCAAACATTAGATAGTAACTTCGCATAATTAATTTTAGGTCATCATCACTTTGTCTATCAATCTGATATTTCCCGCCACTCATGGCATATACTTGGTCCTGAATTTTCTTTTGAAGATTTTCAATATTATCAGCGCTGAAAAATACAATATTTAGAGGGCTTTCCTTATGCATCGTTCCAATAAGCTGTCTACGATAATCATTTCCAATAATTGAGGGACCTGTATCATAAAACTTATACGGTGTTGCGGAAACAGGATCTGATCGGATATTCGGTACACGCCCGCTATGCTGTGGGGCTTGGAACTGAACATTTGTAGAAGTCATATTATAACGATTTTCAACTGACATCGGGTCCACGAACGTCTTAGACAAATCCATCTTATTATAACATAAGCATATTTTCGTAAACAGCGGAATCTAACACTTCTTCAAGTTCTAAAGTAATTGATACATTTGCGCCATTCAAATCAATTACATTCCCATACCCGTCTATAAATTTAATTTCAAATTTTGTAATATTCGTAGGTTGCTGAAAGTAATAAATTTTTGAAGATGAATTTGAAAAATTATTGTCAAACACAACAGTATTCTTCGCAGTTTGAAGCGTAATTTTTCCAAATGCCTGAATAGATGTCCCGCCATAGATTGGGTGTTTAATCAAATTATAATCATTAATAACAACATACACGTAATTATCTTGAACTGTGTCCGGCATTGTCTCCGCGGTGTAACTTGTTGAATTTGCATAGATTGTCTGCAAAAATCCTAAATTATAACCAATTCCATTTCCATTTGGATTTATATTTGGCGTAGATGGAAATGATAAAGTAAACACAGATGGACCGGCAATTGTAATTTTGTTTGTTCTAGTACCTAGTGTTATTGTATATCCAACTGGTAATAACGCCTGAATATCTGTTACAAGTTGCGATATTGTATAATTTCCATCATCTATAATAATTGGCATATTTGCCGGTTCTCCAACTGTTTGAACTGAAAAAATAGTGTTGTTTCGCGTACTACTGGAAAATGTATAGAATGTATTTGGGAATTCAAGAGTTGTAATTTTTACATTTTTTACATTTTTATAAGGTCGTTCCGGCGCATACACAAACCAAGAACTTGATGTCCCTGTAACTAGCGAACTTTCTGATTGTTGACCATTACATAACAGCTGGTTTATCGGAACGATATTTCCGCGGAAACGAGTGTCTATATTTATAATTTGATTTAAAACTCTTACATTATCTCTGTGTTTTGAGTCAGGATTTGGAGGCGGTTTAATTACATGTTCTGGTTTATTTCGGTCTCCCGCGAATTTATTGAATTCTTCAGGATTTTCTATTTCATTTTCGTCATACATATGTGCGTGACTTGGTATGACCAATTCATAATCATATTCCTGCTCTTGTTGAATTAGGAGCATCTTGGAATTTTCGTCATATTGCTCGGCAAGAATTTGTTGGTAAGTGATATCCATTATTCTTATGACCACTAAGTAAAGAAAATGTCTTTATCTGCGAGTGAATTCATTGCGCAGACGAATAGATTTTTATCAGCCGGCCAATATACGGCACAATCAAGACAGCTTATTTGCGGAACTACCGGACCGGCCGGTCCTATGGGGCCATCAGGACCATCGGGACCATCAGGGCCATCTGGACCATCTGGGCCAACCGGACCGTCTGGACCGACTGGAGCGAATGGATTGCCCGGTGTAGCATTCGGCGCAGTATACTACTATGACATTGACAACATTAGCGTTACAGGTCCATCATCAAGTGGTCCAAGCGGGACATACAAATTATCAAGAACATTAGATTCTCCGCCAACTGGCACAAATCCGGCATATGGTGGCGCGTATCAGGGGTGCTTTATTGAACTGGTAGGCCCACAATCGGCCGGAACAACATTAGCACACTTTAAAACAAGCGCCGGAGATCCAGGTGTCACAAATATTCCGCAAGGAGTTTGGAATTATAACCTATATTTCTATAACTTAATTCAATCAGCTACAACACCATCAACATCAATTCCAACATCTGTAAACTATACAGGCACCACAGGAATTATCACAACTTCAATTGTCGATACAAACGGTTCAACCGGACCAACAATAGTTCTTGGAACAGGCACATTCTCCAGCTTATCCGCTACACAAAATACACCAGCAACTGTTCAAATTCCAACAAATGCATATAGCGTAAATTATCCATCTACCGCGTATTTGGACACAAAAATAACATTAGGACAAAATATTTCTGCGGGAACAGTAGCCCAATTCTGGGCGCAAGGAGAATATATAAGTGATGTAGTCACAACATTATCAGCTCCACAAGGCCCTACCGGCTCAACCGGTCCAACAGGACAAACCGGCTCAAGTGGACCATCCGGACCGTCAGGAGCCACGGGCGCTACTGGGCCGTCTGGACCTTCGGGGCCTACTGGACCTACCGGCGCATCAGCAAAAAATAATCCTTTATCAGTTGTTTATTGGTATAAAATCAATACACCAACATACTCCACAACTCTTTTACAAAACACAGTATATCCTTATGTTTCCGCATGCGGTAATCCTTATACTGTTCCAAGTAGTATAGCGAGTGCTACAGATTATAGTTCTATTGGATTTACAATTCCTGTCGGAGTAACATTTAGATATTCGAGAACAGATAGTGGAACAGGTGCAGCAATGTTTAGTTATTCAAATACTGGAACACAGGTTCAATATGTTGATGATAATTCAGCGAGACCCGGATTCGTGTTTGACATAAGAAGTCCAAACTGTTATTACGTCATTCAAAGTATCTAATTTTTCTAGATCATTCAACCATAAATCACGAGGAGTTTTTGCTTCCAAACTATCAATCTTATCCCGCAGTGTTTCTAAGTCTTTTTCATGTTTTTGAGCGTGTTTTAATGTCAAAGACGCAATAGGTAAATTCAATAGATAGTCAAATGAATCCTTAATTTTTGTAAATTTTTCTTTCTGCATCAGACTATCTGTTTCTTCCGATGTTTTTCTGCGAATATCTGGGCGAGGGGGGTCTTCACACTGTTGGCGAATAAACCGTACAATATTTTCATGATACGGAAGTCTAGATCTCATTTCATTAAGCATATAGTCGCGTCGTTCAACGTATAAGCCAAGTCTAACACCGACGAATTCATTCAGAATTTCATTTGGAGTATTATATTTCTTGATGACTCCTCTAGAATTGAACGCGTGCATATTTGAGAGCTTGATTTTGTCGGTAAGTAATTTTTCAATCACGGTAATACCTCCGGTCCCAAGTTTCACTTTAATTAACACGTCTGTATCTGTAGATGTATCTGTATAATCCTTTATTTCTCCGGACTGAAGAAGTGACTCAAGCATCTCGCGGAAATCAGACGTCCATGTGCCGGCCGGAAGTTCCGTGATTGTAACAGTATCCTTATCCGCTGTCCAAACACCTTGAATAATATAATCTTTGTTTGCTTTTGTGATTTTACCCTTGAAACCGCGGATATAGGGTGTCAGTTCACGTTGAAGGCCCTTTCCAGTTTGAAGCCATTCAATAATTGCTGTCTTCAAATCATTTGGATTGAATGATGGAATGTATGTTGAATATCCAGTGCCAATTCCGCGACATCCATTCACTAAAATCATAGGAATAATCGGAGCATACCATTCCGGTTCAACTGGAGTTCCATCATCGTCTCGATATTTTAAACAGTCAAAATCCTCAGCCGGAAGAATGTGTTGGACGTATGGTTGCAAATACGTATGAATATAACGCGGAGATGCAGAATCCTTACCGCCTTGTAATCTTGTTCCAAATTGTCCTTGAGGAACAAACAGTGGAATATTATTTGAACCAACAAAATCCTGCGCCATTCCAATAATTGCGTCATTCAGTGATTGTTCACCATGGTGATATCCAGAATGTTCCGATACATATCCCGCAAATTGCGCAACCCGAATTTCTGATTTTAAATTTCTCTTTAACGCGGAGAATAGAATCTTTCTTTGTGACGTTTTTAATCCATCAACAACGCTAGGAATTGAACGTTCTAAATTATAGTTTGAAAAGTGAATCAAATCTTTGTTTACAAAATCTTCGTAACTAACAGTTTCGCCGGGCAACGCATTAATAATTTCCGAACGAGAATATGTCTTCAACCAATCTTTTCGGTTATCGGCTTTTGTTTTATTAAATGCTAATTCAATACTTTCGTCACTAACATCGCCAGTATATTTATATGGAATCATATTCAGTGCTTTGAAATACTCCTTCGCTTCATCGCGGGTAGAAGTACCCAATCCCTTATAATATTTCACGTGCCATCCACGTGAAGCATCTGTTTTGCGCCATTCTTCGTAGTCATATTGAGTATAGAAAGACTTCACTTGTCTTCCCTTTGTAGCTTTTACAATCGGTGTTGCCATATATGTCACAAATCCATCAATCTCGATTAATTTATGCCACAATTCATGAAACATATTGATTACAAGACCGCGAATATGCGAGCCATCGTAATCTTGGTCTGTCATAATAAGAATCTTTCCATATCGCAATGATTTTACATCTTTGTAATCCTTTCCAGATTCCAATCCAATAATTTTTTTGAGGTTTGCGATTTCTTCTGTTAATTCTATTTTTTGTAGGCATCGGTCCTTTACATTCAGAAGCTTGCCTTTCAGCGGGAAAACACCAAAGAACTTTCGCTGTTCTTGACTGAGACCGGACAATGCCATTGCTTTCGCTGAATCACCTTCAGTAAGAATTAGAGTACATTCGTGACTTTTATTCGTACCAGCATATACTGCGTCATCAAGTTTTGGAATACCGGTAATACGACTTTGTTTCTTTCCGTCTGTTTTTGTATTTTCCTTTGTATCTTTCTTTTCTTGCTGTTGTAGAATTTTATCCACTACTCCAAGTTTTGTGACAATCTTCTTCAGAAAATCCTCAGAAAGTTTACAAGAAACTTTTGAAGTTAGAACTTCTTTTGTTTGAGAACTGAATGCCGGATTTTCAATGAAGCAGTGAATGAATATCGCTAGTGAATCCTTCACGGTTCCGGCCTTTACTGTGATTTTCTTCTTTGTCTCCAAATACTTAATAATATGACTCACAATCTGCGACGAAATTTCATCCACATGTTTTCCAGAGCGAGTCCAAATACCATTTGTAAACGAAACACTGAAGAATTTGTCAGTGGGACTATCCGCGATTGCAATTTGCCAACCAACTTGAGGAGTGTCTGTGAGTATGGTTGCATCTTTCGCCAAATACCATCCAGCATATGTACTCAGATCTCTAAACTTGACTACTGTGTCGCACCATGTAACCTTGACGTCTTTCCCGACTGTCATTGCCAAGTCAAACACTCGTCTTTGAACAACCTCAAGTAGCTCACTTGGAATTTTGTCTTTCCAACCAAATCGATGTAAATCAGGTATCCATGTAATTTCAACAAACGATTTTACCTTGGAGGATAGAATGATAGGCTCATGAATCTTTGACATATTATCCTCAAATACTTGAGTATACATCAATTTACGTTTGCTGTCTACAATCTTCACGGTCATTTGCTTAGCGAAGATGTTCACCAGTTTTACACCATATCCATTCTTACCGCCTACAAGTTTCTTTTCAGACTTGTCATAATTCGTAGATGTAAGTAGTTCACCGAAAATCATCTGCGGAATATAAACCCCATAGTCTGGATGTTTTTCAACATCAATACTTTCCCCATCATTGCGGATAGTAATCGTGTTATCGCTCACTGAAATATCAATATGCTTCACAGGATTATCCGAATTCCGCTGTTTCAAACGAATAACATGGTCATGCGCATTAACTAGAAGTTCATCAATTAACTTGTAAAATCCAGAATTGAATGATAGTGATTTTAATTCGAAATGGTCATCATTTACAACATATAGTTCTTCGATAGAATTATCAATGCTTCCAATATATGTGTCTGGAAGCTCAAGAATATGCTCACGATGAGTATGTTTCTTATATTGCTTTGAAAGATCCATTGTGTAGTCTATATCTTCATTGGATTGGCTAAATTCGTTTTAAATACTGTATCGGGTTGTCATATTGAAACCATCATCGCTTTCATTCCACAATCCGGCCGTTTTTAAAATTTGTACCTTTTCCGCGGTTGTTTCTATCCAATTACAGTGAACCATTTTTGATTTTGATTTGCGACCTTGACAAAAATATACTTCACCATTTGGATATTCATCTTGTGGCAATTTTTGAATTTTTAAACCAAATATCACAGACTTTGTCATAGAATTATATTCATTGTTAAAAACATGCTGATCATTTTGAGATTCAATTGCTGAATTTTTAAGTCTATCTATACAATTTTGAATAAGTCGTTTAGAATTTGGACTAGATCTCACTAGAAAAAATCCAGTACAAAATCCCCATAAATCGTCTTGCATTACAAAACTACCCATATATCGTTTTACATCGCTAATAATATTTTCGAAAAAATAAATATCATTATCAACCCACAATACTTCTTTATCTAAATTCATATTCATCAATATAACTTCTAATTTTTTTATGGTTATGCTTTGAAACTGTTTTGTATTGTATGATGCAGGGTCCTTATTCGTGCTAAGAATAAAACAATGAAACAAATGCATCGGAAATCCAGCCTTTTTCGCTGAATTTAGCATACTTTTCATCATTGGCAATTGCCCTTCATTTGTCATACAAACAATTCTCATTTATACATTTCCAACTTAGTTTTATTAAATGCCTCCGCGCAAAACAAAGATTTCTACAAAGCCACAAGTATTAGAAGAAACACCCGTGGTTTTCTTTTTGAGAATTCCTGAAGATGTAATTGAACACATTACTCCCGCGGAAGATTCTATCGGGTATTCTGAATTAGAACAAGTTCCGGCCCCAGTTAATTATTCAAGTATTTTAAACTCTGTTGAAATTTCAAAAATTAATTCAAGATTTGATACTGAAATTCTAAAATCTATTTTAGATAAAACATCCGGACCAAATTATTCTCCACAAACAGCCTGCTTCTGGTGTTGTCACACATTTTCTTGGGTAAATACCGTTCTTCCAATATCATATGACGCTTATAAAAATGTATACACTTGTGAAGGTTATTTCTGCTCTCCAGAATGCGCACTCGCGTATAATTACGCAGACCCACACAATTCAGATTCTATAAAGTGGAACAGACATGCATTGCTCGGATATTTATATCATGAGATGTTTGTAAACCGTATGTTATCTCCGGCACCTCCTAGAACTCTCTTGAGAATGTTTGGAGGTCCATTGGATATTGAACAATATAGAGAGTATCTTAGCACAGACAATAACATTATTTTGTCCGCTTCAAGCCCAATTCGTCTTGTATTTCCATCTATGAATGTACAGGGGCCACTGCGGGATATTAAGAAGTATGTATCGCTTTCAAATGATGCGGTAGAAAAGGCTTCAGAACAACTAAAACTAAAACGTTCAAAACCTGTAAATAGCAATCTTCAGACGCTTGACAAGTGTATTAATGCATTTATATAGAAGCGTACGAATCTTATACAATATGACACAGCCATTTGGAGTACAAGATTTAATGAAAACACAATTAATGTTAAGTTTAGGTAGTAGTGTTGGTGCGAATAGTCGGTGGACTCCGCTTTTAAATCTCGTTTTATTAAATTTGTATGAGCGAGGAATTGTTATGTTTCCAAGTTTTATTAGATATGTTAATTCTACCTGCTTTAGGCGAAGGAATTCTATATCAGCGCCACAGCCACCGCCAAATAAGGAAATTCGTTCAATGATTGAGTGTGAGCAGATACTAAAGTCAAATACTGGAAAACAACAAACACCTGCTACAAACACTAGAATTGACGCTGTAGTTCATTATGTGACCACGATTCCAGCAATTCGTAATTTAATTTGTATGACAAATCATGATTATCTTCCAAATGAATTTGAGCCGGTTCAAGTGGATTCAGATATTTATTTTCATTTAGTGAAGATGTCACATGGAGATGGTCAATTAGAATCTATCTCTTTTAAGTTATTTTCATATGAACATGAAGTTCAATACATTCAAGCATTTATTGATAAGTGTAATGTAGACCACGAACGTCGTATGACGAATAAATTAGGGACATCGTTATTTTTCTTTGATATGATGACTCAATCAAAAAACAAAAGATCTTTACAAAATCCTCTGCCTCCGACACACCTCATGTACACAAAACATAAATTTCAAACAACTAGAACGTTTGACAATGTATTTTTTGAACAACACGATAAAGTGGAAAATCATTTCCGCTTTTTCCTAAATCGTAAAGATTGGTATGAAAAGAAGGGAATCCCATATACACTTGGATTTATGTTTCACGGCGACCCTGGATGCGGGAAAACGAGTACAATTAAAGCAATTGCAAACTCCGCACATCGTCATATAATTAATATTCAACTTTCTGAAATTAAAACTAAGGCACAATTACGTCATTTGTTTTTTAATGACGAAATACATGTGTACGACGGTGTAAAATCTGAGCGATATACAATTCCTGTTCACGAGCGTGTTTATGTGATTGAGGATATTGATGCGATGGGTGATACAGTTTTGGAGCGCAAATGGAAGAAACCAGAATCAAAACCGGAAGCCAAGAAATCACCGAATGGTGACCCTTGGGGTGATAATAGAGAAGACGAAGAATTTAAAGAACCAATTGACCTTTCATTCTTGTTAAATTTATTGGATGGAACATTAGAATCGTCTGGACGTATTATAGTAATTTCTTCAAACTTTCCAGAAAGAATTGATAAGGCATTGATTCGCCCGGGAAGAATTGACATGATAGTCCACTTTCAGAAATGTAACCGCGAAGTTCTTCAACAAATGGTAAATAGTTTTTGTGACAAAACGTTTAATGATTGGACAAGTCCTGAATTGGATTATAAATGGTCTCCAGCAGAAGTGAACCAAATTCTATTTAGAAATTTCGGGTCACCTGAAAAGGCAATAGAAGAGCTTAAAAATTTACAACCAAAAGATTTATACGGTTTTGAAACTGTAGAAACACCAACAAGTTATGAAGAATTTATGAAGACTGATACGCCTTCGCAACTTTAACAATGTTTTGAATATAAGACCAAACAACATCTTTTGTTTGAGCGTCCATTTCACCTACATATTGTTTTAGTTTATCAAAAACAGTCTTATCTTCCACCTCATTAAATTCGTCATATGACCGATTCATAAAAAATGATTCATCTCTTTCTTGAATTTTGTCTTCCATACCTTCAACCGCAGTACATACTTCTCGAACAACTAACGCGGGGTTACTTACCTTCATCATTTTAATGGTTGTTAAAAATAGCTGAAAGTCTGGGTCATCTGGATACATTTGAGAAAGCTCACTCACAAATCGAATGAACTGGTCAAAAAATGCGGATAACAGAACTTGCTTTCTAGACATTGTGTATTATATTCTTAAATTATGAAAGTTACTTATTTGCGCGTAACGCCACCAAACTCCTTCTCACGCTGTTTAGTCATAGCCTCTAATCTGGCCGCGATTTCACTGTTGACGGTAGTTTTTGATTCAGATAACGTATTTTGTGTCGTTGGTTGTGGCGATCCTTGGGCAACACCACCATCCAAGAATGTATACAGACTGCCACCCTCTGATGCAAATTTAGTAGGATTGTCCCACAACGAATATGTCTCTCCGAGTTTACCAGAGCCTTCAAACCCCCATGGCGAATATTCCCCGGGGACTGCGGCAGATGCCCCACCGGTGGCGACCGGTGCCTGATTCACCGGTTTTTCATTCCGAGCATTTGTAGGCTTCGCAATAAATCCAAAAATATCTTTACCAACAAATACATCTTTAGTCTCGGGAACATAAAGAGTTGGAACTTTTGTTAGAAATGCTGGTATCTGATTTCGCTGTAATGATTCCACCTTGACAAACTTATATAGCCCAGCCTTATTCAAGGCCTTAAGAGTCTCGATAACTTGCGCTGAATTGGGGCAACGGTCGCTATAAAATAAATAAGGCTGAGACATTCGTTATGAAGTTTTCAGGAAAAAAACGGATGGAACAATAACGAGACGATGTCGGCATTAATGGCAAGTGTTGAAAATATTAAATCCGGAAACAAAGGGTACGAATTGTCCTGTGAATTCCGCGGATTTCCGGTATCATTTGTAAATGCGCTTCGCCGAATTTGTTTGAGCAATATTCCAACTGTATGTGTGAAAGATGTTCAAATTTTGGAAAATACAACCCAAATGCCCCACGAAATGTTGCGTCATCGAACAGAAATGATTCCAATTAATGTTCGACCGGACGATGTTTCCGTTATCCGCGATGCTAAGATTGAATTGAGAATTCTCCCATCCAAAGAAAATAGAACAATTACCACAGATGATTTCGTTGTTGAATCAGGACGCGATGGAGTTATCATGAAAGACCGCGATTTTAATACACCATCCATATTTCTACGAGTTCGAGCCGGTGAAAAAGTTCATATTACGGGGCGACTTTCTCTTGAAACTGTTAGCGGTATTTCACAAGTATGTACAGCCACTACATGGTGGGTAGTTGACCCAGAACTTGCTAAAAAGGAACGTAAGACTTGGGTAGACGCGGGAAAGGATCCTCGTGAATTTGATAACTTCTATGTTCAACGATGCTATTTCCGCGATGAGAACAATAGACCAACTACAATTGGGATGAGTATTGAAAGTGTAGGTGTTTTAAAGTCTAAAGAAATTCTTGAAATGGCTGTTAAAATTTTGAAAAAGAAAATTGACGAATATATCGCCTATGCGCTTGAACACATTCAACGAATCCCGAACGATGAAGGCAGTTTCAAGATTCATTCAAATACAGTAGGATACACCGAAGGATATCTGCTTCAACAAGAATTATACACTGATCAAAATTTAAATTTCGTAAGCTTTGACCTTGTTCATCCCCTCATGAAAGACACAATTCTTAAAATGAATACCGCTAAAACAGCGGAGAGTGTGTTGAAGTCGGCAAAAGACTCAATTGAAGAATATTGTTCTATTGTAGAAAAGGTTCTGTGAAATAATAATGGCGGATGTATTACTTTATGACCCTGCTTCAGAATTCGAAGTTTTGGAAACAATAGATTTCCAAGAAGAAATCCAGCGCCCCGAAGAAGTTAGATTTTTTACATTGGATGAACAGCTGTTAGATTACTTTGAAAAGGTGCTACCAAAAAAGAAAAATATTACAAAATTTGAATACGAAAAGATAGCGAAAGATTCAGATAGAATCCGCGAATTATATCTAAAAACTGTAACACTCACTGACACTGACTATACAATTGATTTATCTCGCAAAACATACAATATTCCATGGATTCATCCAATCTATGAAGAATTCAAATATAATCCATATTCATTTAAAAATGAATGGCTTCCAGTAAACTCCAAGGCGTCGCGCTCAACTCCAAATTTTTATACTACAATGATTTCAGCACTTCCAAAACCGTATCATACAATAGGTAATCGCGGAACATTGGTTCATAAATTTACAATTGCTCTCAATGAAGATGGCGTGGAGGAAATACGCGCTCAGGGAAATTACAATCGCACAAAAACTGTAATTCATGAAGATAGTTCCTATAGTATCATAGATGTGCCGGTCGGGAATACATCGGATGATATTCGCGTTATTGGATTTTATATGTCGCCACGCGGAATTCCAATCCCAAATCCGATGGAAGAGCATCCATTTCTAAATTCTTCTGGGGCATCAAAACTTATAACAGATGAACCGCTAAATCAAGTATATCCAAGCACCGAAGCTATTTTAAACCACGCGGTTCCGGTAACAGAAGACCCATATGGGGAAGGAATGAAATATTTGAAATTATATGACGTTAATCTGCGGGATATTCCGTGGTCATCTTGGAAAGACAGATTTCCACCAGCATCATTGGTTTCCGCTACACCCAGCATTTTATCGGTTCCATTTCCGAATAATTCTGACGATCAAACACCAGCAAAGTCGCTGTTGGAGACGTATGTTCGTAAATGGAACGTCGGTGTTTCACCGCGCACATGGCTTCTTTCACAGGAGGACGGTGGCTGGTTTGTTGCTAGAATGCTTTTGTCACAGGCCGGATTGGCCGGTCTTGTTCCTCCAGAACCGTTCGGTGAAAAACTAGAAGCACAATATCCATCTTCAACTCCAGAAGAATGCTTATTAGACTCGTCGTTCGATGCATTTTTAAATTCAGGAGTATTCCGCGATGGAAAATGTGTTCCAAGCGCATCTATAACTCAAGAAAGATCACAATACCGTTCCGCAGGAAAGATACCATGGAGAGAAACTACAGATTTAGATATTTTGAAAGAACACCAAAAACTTCTGAAAGCATTTCAAATTCGTCGTGGAAAAGAAACTGCTCCAAAATACGATAAACACCAAGTAAAAAATGACTCGGACCTGCGGAAACAGATTATTGCAATCTTAGAAGATAATGAACGAACCGATGAAGATAAATTAGATGCTACTGAAAAAATTGTTAGAGAATTAAGTTCAAAAAATAAAGTATACACAGACTCAGATGGCCTATTCGTCCTATGCGAACACACAAAAGCAATATTACACGGCGATTTGGAAAATGATAGATTACAATTCTATGATGATTGGACCGGACTTATGGATGGATTTCGTTGTTGTAAATTTTGCGGAGAACAAATTAATTCAGACGTATTAGTGGCGCAAGACGATTTTGATGAAAATGGCCACGTTATTCTGTCCCATGATGTTCTGCCAACATCTGTATTCAAAGGCGAATCTACCTCAAACACATTTGCGAATTCTTTAAGACAGCTTCAATCTACATTTATTCTTACAAATACAGGTGAGTCTATTTTATATTTATTGCTGTCGGTTTTACAAATTATTCCTGAAGATACACAACTTCTTCCGGTTTTAGATAATATAAGAACATTAACCGCTGTTTTAAAATCAAACAAAAAGATTTCTCAAAACGACAAGGACAGAATTGAGGGAATTTTAGGAATTGTTGGAATGCTTGGTCTGTTACAAACACATAATCCATTTCTACTTCCTAGAAGATCGTTTGGGTCTCGTATTCTTAAATTTTCAGGATTTCCGCGGGATACAGATGACCCTACAAATTCTGTAGGACTTGATACAATTATTTCTGTTTTAAAATCAACATTTGAGTCTCTTCCAACAAGTTTCAAGGGACCTTCTACCGCTATATTGAGAGCTATTTTGAGTAAACCTAAAGAAGTTAGAAAAGAAGCAATTATCTATATAAAACAAGCATACACAAAATTTAAATCACAATTTGAATCCGCAAAACAGCGGTATATAGAACCGGAACAAAGTTCCACAGAAAATCCATTCTTGCTTCCGGTAATTCATTTGAAAACTACAGAATTCAAACCGTCACAAATTATTGGAGAGGAAACTGCTGGAAAATGCGCCACATATCATCCAAAAGGTATTCTCATCGCAAAGTTACCACCAAGCGTTACACAAAAACCAATGGAGCTTTGGAGCAAAATTTCAGTTTCAAAACACGCAAAACATATAATTATTGAACATGTTAAAATTAATTCAATCCACTTCACGGACAGTGAAATACGGCGAAGAATAGAAATAGGATTTTCTAAAAGTTTAAAATTGCCAAGAATTGAATCATTTTTACGAACAAACTCGGATGGAATTGCGTTTCTTTCATTGCTAAGCCGTATTATAGATATTCTTTCTGCGGAATCGTTTGACATTGATGTTCTTCAAAAATTCAGAGAAATGTCTGTCTATATTGAAACAGAAATTAGTACAGGATTGGTTCGGGATTCCACTCGAGGTTTAATTTATGAATTGTTCGATACTATTCAAAAACATAAAAATAAAACAAGGTTTCTAACCGCTATTTTGAAAGCATCTCAGAAAGATTTAGTAATGAATATGATTTTATTAAACAAAGAAGATGCGGAAAAGACTACGGGGATGATTCGAGCAAGAGAACGAGATGTGTTCAAACAAAGACTTCGCCAAATGAATGATACAGAACGTGAAATCACAAAAATGTTGTTAGACATTGGAATTGCGCCATATTTAATCACCAACGAAGATCGTGAAATTTTTGCAAAAGAATTTGGTGTTCCGGATCCAGAGGAAGAATATGCGGAGGAAGTTCGAGAAAATGATGAGGACATGCCTGAAGAAGGGTATAATGCTCTCCGCGATAATCAGGAAGATGGTGATGTGCGAGTGAATCAGGCCGGACAAGTATTAGAAGCGGATTACGGTGATTACGGTGACCGTGTAGAACAACGTTATGACCGCGAATATGACAATATAGCAAATTATGATGCGGATGAAGGGTTTGGTGTTTAAAACGAATTTATGTAATATAATAATGAAATGAGTAGCAATATGGATATAAATCTTGACCAACTGTATTATCTTCTCTATGATGCTACGGATGGATTGAGTCAGCACGCAAGAACAAAAGTCTTTCAACAAATGGCGCAAACATTAATTGCATATGGATTTATGGTTTCGCATGATGATTTAAGAAGGATCTTTAATAGTTATAATATTCCGATAGAACAGCGCTGTGTTATGTGTCAAGATTTGCTTCCAATGTTTAATGAAGTTGGAGATCCAATATGTTCTGATTGTGATATTTCGGATTTAGAAAGTGAAGGTTAAATATAAATGAACTGGGGGTTTTGGATTGGTGTATTTATTGTTGTAATAACTCACATTGGAATGATATTAGATGTACTGCCAATTGCGTCACATCTTTCCAAAACAACGCATGCTATCGTTAATTTGGTAGCAGTTGGTTTAATAGTTTATAATAAATAATGACAGTCATCAACGGAATAGAGATTGATGTAACGGATGTTCCGCGAAATACGGTAGTGGACGCGATTAAAAATAACGACCTTATTGAAGAAAATTTACATGTGGTCGCTGTAATTTCAAACCCATGCCAATATGCAAAAAGATACAAATTAGCAAGAGAATTTTTGCTTCGCATGTCTCGTGAATCCAATGTTATCGTATATGTTGTTGAATTGGCGTATGGTAACCAGAAATTTTATGTGACATCTCCGGACAATCCAAGACATCTTCAACTACGCGGGGATACGCCATTATGGCACAAGGAAAACATGATAAATATAGGTGTAAGAAAGTTACTTCCAAAGAATTGGAAGGCGATGGCTTGGATTGATGCGGATATTGAATTTGATAATCATAATTGGGCAAGTGATGCTCTTAAAATTTTGAATGGACATTCTGATGTTGTTCAATTATGGTCTCATGCGTGTGATATGGATCAATCTGAGTGTACGATGAAGGTATTTGAATCTGTTGGGTATCTTTATTCGCGGAAAGAGAAACATAATCCGCAGAAAGTATGGCATCCGGGATTTGCTTGGGCAATGACTCGAAAAGTATATGAAAAGTCTGGAGGACTATTTGAGTTGTCTATTTTGGGCGCTGGAGACCATAATATGTCTATGGCAATCCGCGGACATGGAATAGACTCGTTGAATGTGGATATGACTGATGATTACAAGCAAAGTATATATGAATGGCAAAAGAAAGTGGATGGAGTTCGTCTAGCGTATGTACCGGGATTAATTCGTCATTTTTTTCATGGTTCAAAAGCGAATAGAAGATATCACGACAGATGGCATATATTGCGCGATTTTAAATTTAAGCCATCAGAACATTTGACAAAAAATAAAGATGGGCTTTTAATACCAACCGAATCTTGTCCAAAAGGATTGCTTGATAGTATTATGGAATACTTTAAACAGCGGAATGAAGATGAGTCTAATTAGGATCGTCGTCTTTTGGCTGTGACACAATTCGCATAATTCTTCCGGCCATCAAAACATTGTTATAAATATGTTTCAATAATGATTTTCGTTCTATACACGGTATTGCTTGAGGTTCTTCTTTTGTATAATTTCTCAATGTTTTGACACGATGACAGGATGGGCAAAGTGCTTGTAAATTTGATATATCATTTGTTCCTCCGTGTCTTAGTTCTTTAATATGATCTATTTCATACCCAGATTCATCAAAAGGCATTTTGTTTAGTGGGCACGTGTAATTCGATATCGTAGCACACGTATACCGCTGTCTCCCAGCAACTCTCTTTTTAATTGATTCCGGAATTTTCCTTTTTACCATTATTATCATATATACCCCCTTCTTTTAAAACAAATCTATCTGCGCAGTTAAATCATGCGCACTATTTGTTCCGCTAATTGTATAAGAAACATACGTATTTATAAGGTCTCCGGCCGATAAAGTTACAGAATTGTTATAAAATGATTTTGTTAAATCTGTTGGTCCAAATGTAACTGTAAATGGGGTTGAAAGTGGTATATTTGATGTAAATGCCACTGGACTACCACTAGACCCCACTGTTTGAGATGAATTAACAGTCCAAGATGTTCCACTACCAGCGGTTATATAAGTTCCCTGTGTTACGCCAACTCCGAGAACATATTGACCGATCACAATAGTTCCTGTAACTGATGATGTTATTGTCAATGTCGTCCCGCTAATATAACCGGAATAGCTTGTAAGATTAGAAAGTTTTGTAACATTTACTGTTACGGTTAATGTACTACCGCCTCCTGTGCCACCACATGGGACTGCTAATCCAGTGGATAATCCAGAAAGTAAACATGGTTGTTGAACACGGAAATATGCGGCAGGTAATCCGGGGTCTGGGAATGTTCCGGCTGACGCTGCCTGTGTTCCGGGCCACATATATCCTGCTCCGGCGCTGGTGATGTTTCCTTTTAGACCGTAATATACGATTGTCGGATATACATATGTAGAAAACCCTTTACTTCCCGCAGTTTTTGTCACTAAATCAACTCCGGGTCCTATTTGAATACCAGCACTTTGCAAATATGTTGGATTCGTAATAGTCGCTGGAGTTGATTGTAGGATATCTGAAGCGGTATAATTTTGCCCAGAAGTTGGGACAACTACACCAACTGTAGTTGAACGTAATTGAATTGAACCGGTATTTCCAGAATCATTCGTTTCAATTCCAACATATGATCCGGTAGATGTTGTATCACTTGGTTGGGCAACATATATGTTTGTATCTCGTAAACTTAACTGATTAGAATTTGAAATGAGCATTCCTCGAACATTTCCGGCACCGTTCGAATAGACATTAATTGTTGATGCTTTAACACTATTAAAATTAAAAACAGTGTTTGACAACGTTCCCGTTCCATTTGCGAGAATTCCATTTACGGTATAATTTCCAGAGGTTGACATTGTGGAATTACGAACATTTATAACGCATGTTCTAAGTTTTGAGGTTTGAGTAGTTGTTCCTCCAAATAGAATACCATTTAATGTTGCACTTGTAGCACTTCCAGTACATGTCAAATTTATTGTTAAATATTCAATACGGCAATTATCTGCCATCGTAATCATAGTCGCAGATGATGTAACATTTAATTGAAGAACACATGTTTGAAGACTAATACCGGTCAAAGTAACTCCGGATGGTAGCGAAATAGAAGATGAAAGGATATATGTTCCGGGTAAAATAAGAATTGTTTGTCCGGAAGATACGGCATTTACCGCCGAGTTCACAGTTTGAAATGGCAATCCACCAACTGTGGCAGTATAGTCATTCCCATATACAGCGTCAACAATAGCTACATTCCCGCGAATAGTTCCATTAGGAATAATGGTTGACGCATTACCCTTTGCTGAACCAACCACAGCATACCCACCACCTGGTGTGTAACGTATTAAAGACATTATAAAGACTTAATATTTAAAATTAATAAAAACTGTATGTTAAACGTTCTAGACCGGTTCCACCAATTTTAGCAAATGTGTATCTCCAATTAGACCCATGATCATCATGAGGGCTAATAATATGCGCAATTTCATGTAATACGATTTCTCTAAGATGTTTTTTTGTTAAAATCCGTATGCGACATTTATCAAACACAAGTGCCTTGTATTTATAACATGTGAATGCTAGGCAATTTTGTAAATTTATTTCTGGTGTTTCGTATTTATTACGAATGAGTCCTGACAAACAATGAACAGTCCATCCATCAATTTTATGTTTTTTAAGAAGATTATTCACATATTCTCTAATCTTTTTTAAACTCATTCGTTTCGGACTAGTTTTAACATAATAAATATGTTTACTTATGAATCTTGCGCGATATCTTAAATTATATAAAGGCTCAAAAGGAAAAAACTGTTTCATTATAATTGATTGAAAATGAATTTTATGTAATATACACGGGTATAACTATTAAATAATAATGTCGTCCGCAATTAAAAAGTATATTGAATCTTACAAAATTCGAGATACGAATATATATGCGCTTCCATTAGATGTATTTAAAACTTTAGATATTAAAACATGGAAATTTAATCGTCCCCCAGATATGAACCGTGTTCCTGAAATTCATAATTGGATGAAGCAATTTAATCGTATGGATGGTGTGTTGAATTTAGCATACATTCAAAATGAAGGGCTTGTTTGTTTTGAAGGAAATCATCGTCGTCTCGCATTGGAAGGATTAACAAATATCGTAGTAATTATCGATATTGTTTGGGACACAACAAATGAAATTGTAATGCATGAATTTCAGCGATTAAATAAATCAATATCAGTTCCAGATTTATATGTTGTTGAAAATGATGCGACATTGCGTCTTCAGATTGAAGAAATAGTTACAACATTTCGTAAAAAGTATCCAACTCATGAAAGCAATTCAGGACGCCCAGCACGCCCTAATTTCAACCGCGACAAATTAACAGATGAGCTTACACGAATTAAGAAAGAATCACCTCACATTTCTGTGAATGATCTTATGAAAAAGTTGGAGGAACTAAATGAAACATACAAATCTAAAGATAAATCAAAACTAAACAAAAACGTCATAACAAAGTGTGAAGCATCAGGACTATGGCTCTTTGCATGGTCTTCTACGATTCCAATTAGCGATTTAACAATCTAATAATTGTTTCATTACAACAATTCATACTATCAATTGATTGAAAACGGATTAATTATGATATTTGTAAATATGGATAACAATGTCATCACGTAAAGTTTCTATTGCTATGAAAAAGCGAGTTGCTGGAAAGCAAAATTATAAGTGTGCCGCAAATATTGTAAATTATACATGCCCATTAGATGGAAAATCGTTTGATGAATCGGGTTATGAAATTGATCATATTATCCCGCTTGTAGCTGGCGGATCAAATGATATTGATAATCTACAAGCACTGTGTTTATTATGTCATCGTGTAAAATCATCTCGACATTCAATGGAAAATCCTAAACCAAAGAAGACAAAATCTGAAATCAAGAAGAAAGAAGATAATGAAATTTTAGAATGGGATCCAGACACTTTTAAAAGTTTAAAAAAACTTCCAAAATATATTACTTGCAAAAAGGGAACAAACTCATTAGAATATGGTGGATTCATGCGAGACAGACATGATTATAAATATAATGAAACGCTAAAGATGTATGAACGTATTGATAATAATCAAGTTTGTATAGATGGAAAAGTTCTTACATTAAT